CGGACCGTCATGGCGCACCGATCAAGATACGATCGAGCAAGCCATCCATCAGGTGACCGCCGCCGCTTACATCACAATTGTTGAGCGCAGACAGAAGCCAATGACTTTCCCCGTCTCCGACAGCGAGGAGGACGATCGCATTAAAGCATTTCTAGCCGCCATTGATGCCTTCACCGCCGGGGCGGATTCATAGCCTGCTGCATGGTGCTGGTGATCTTGGTCGCCATCGCGGCCTATATGATAGGCTCGTGAGCCATGGAAGAACTGGCCCTGCGTCCGACCGAAATCAACGAGACACGCTATAAGCACGACTATTGCGTTGTCTGGAAATCGGAAATCTATGGCGAGCGTCACGCCGGCCGAATCAGGCTGGCCACCGAGCGGGAATGGGCTGGCGAAGTGTGGGAATTCAGCCTGCAGCCGATAATTGCCGTACCGGCCTACGGTAACGGCTCAGCCCCGACCTTGAAGGAAGCTCAGCAGAAGTTTCGCGCTGCCTTTGAGCGGTTCTGCCGCGATGATGCGGGCGACCTCGGCAAGGCCTTCCCGCGCCGTGTCTGATAACTGGGACGCCACGTTCATCCCGGCCATTCCGCTGCCCTCCGGAGGCCAGCTGGTGACGTTCCGCGACGCCGGCCACTACATCGACAAGCTTCCGAAACGCCATCAGGCGGACCCGCTCTGGCAGCGCGCGGTCAAGGAATTGCTGTTGGCCGCAACCGATCAGGTCGCGTGGGAGTTCTTCGCCCGGCTCTCGATCATGAAGGCGCTGTATCGCGACAGGCCGGCGACTCCGGTGCTGACGGTCAACAGAAGGCGACGCCGATGAGCGATGATCGCGTCATCCGCCGACGCTCGGCGCCCCCCTGAAACAAAAAAAGCCCCGCGAGAAAGCTCGCGGGGCTTTGAGTTGAGGGAGGAAACGCCCAAGGAGGGCAGCGATAGCGCGAAGCGCTACCGCCTCGTGTCGGGAATTATCACCTTGACGTAGTAGACTACATTACGTAGTATGCTTGACATGAGTGATCTTTCAAACCCAATTTTCCAAGACGAAACCAAAGCGCGCGAATGGCTTGAGGCGAGACTATGGTCCAACGGACCGGTTTGCCCCAAGTGCGGCACCATCGGTGAGGCGACGCTTATGCTAGGCGCGTCGCACCGTCCCGGTCTGTACCAGTGCAATGCATGCCGCGAGCCGTTCACCGTAACGGTCAACACCTTGTACGAGCGCAGCCATGTGCCGCTCAACAAGTGGCTCGCCGCTACACATTTGATGATGGCCTCAAAGAAGGGAATTTCAGCCCTTCAAATTGGCCGCATGCTCGGGCTCTCGAAAAAGACTGCATGGTTCCTTTGCCATCGCATTCGCGAATCTCTCCGCGAGACGAATATTGAGCCGTTTGGCGGGAACGGAAAGACCGTTGAATTTGACGAAACCTTCATTGGCGGGAAGGAAAAGAACAAACACGCCGGCAAACGCAACAAGCGCAATATCGGCGGCGCTGGAAAAGAGGCTGTCTTTGCCTTAGTCGAGCGTGGCGGTCGCGTTCGCTCACATCATGTTCCAGATGTCTCGGCAAGAACGTTACGACCCATCTTAGAAGCTCAAATCAAGGATGAAACCAAGACGATGAGTGATGACGGCGGCGCACGCGTCGGCCATGGTCGTCCGCATCATCAATCGGTGAACCACAGCATTGGCGAATACGTTCGCGGCGACGCACATACAAATACGATTGAGGGCTATTTCTCAATCATGAAGCGCGGCATCATTGGAACGTATCACCACGTCAGCCAGCAACACCTGAAGCGATATCTCGCGGAATTTGACTACAGATATAACGAACGCGAGGGACTTGGCGTTTCTGACGCGAAGCGAATGGAAAAATCCGTTCAGGGTATCGTTGGAAAGCGAATGACGTATCGGGCCACTGGTCGCAGAGAAGAGGACCAAAATTTCGCGTAAATCATGGGGGCTCTGGAGCGATCCAGCGCAACTTCCGTTCTCGTTTATCGACGAGAACTGAGCGGTTTCTTTTTCTTGCGACGCGCCTTCGCTGGCGCTGGCTTGTTTGCCGAGCGCGTATGAAGAGCTACATCAACCGCGCGCTCAAATCGTTGCCAAGCGTCCGGTCGCTCATCATTTTCAATCTGTTGTTTCTTGGGGGGCACGTCGCTTCCTAGTTTAGCACCGCTGTGCGGCCAAGCACTTCCCGTTCGATGCGCTGAATTGCTGCCTTCTGATCACCCTCAAATATAGGCATTGCAGTGAGCCTATTTGAAGCGCGCGTTCGCATTTTTTTGGAGACAGAACCGTCCTTCTCCAACAGAGCAATTACTGAGCAAGATAGATGGGCCTCATAAGAGAGCGCCATCTGCACGACTACAGCCTCAAGGACGCGCTGTTCCGACATTGCAAGGAACACGGCGACGGGCTCTCGCGAGCCGGATTGAATGATCATATCCGCTGGAAACTCGATACCTGGCGCTATCGTTTCGTTCTCACGAATGACGGCCCTCTTATCGAGTGCGGCATGGATGGCCTTCTTTGCATCTTCGCGGAAGGTGCTCGCGGCACGCTCAGGTGTCAAAAGGATGAGGTCTTGCAGGCGAAGCAAAAGTGCGACGAATTTGAGGGCCGCAGCAGGAATCTCGTCACTACTCAAGTGCAGCGTCGATAGCTCTCCGCTCTCGTCGTTATATTGTGCGCCATACTCAGTCAGCAACGAGTTGAAGGCTTCTCGTCGGGTGTCTGTATCTAGGTCGATTCCCTCTGCTTCAATCGTCGGGATGGTGTTGCCGTCATCCTCGATGCGGTAACGACCAAGCGGATCGGGCCCGACGACGTAAAAGCCGACCGGCTCGCTATCCGAAAACGAAAATGAGGTGCTTGCCGCGAGGCCAGCAGGCACTTCGCGGACCTGAAGTTGATCGCAGAATGCTTTGCAGAGCTCTTGTTTCAAAACAGATTACCTTGACCACCTTCCGTCTTGTCCAGACGGAAGAACTTTCTCGCGATGTCTAACGCGTCACCATCATTTGCCGCCCTGAAATCGCGACGGCGATGAGTCGTCCGCGGACTTGGGAAGCGCTTATGCATGCCACCACGCATAGACCCGGCGGGCAGAGCATCAACGTCACCGCACCCGCCATGCTTATGCCAGCCGGGGTGCGTTCCGTGAAATTCCAATGATGCGATGACTGTCATGTCACGATTCCGCTCGACTGCTAGCACGGCGGCGTACTGTTCTTTGGCAGCATTGTATCGAATCAAGACGCGGCACGTCTCCCCGAGAGCGGAGAATTGGATAACGCGCCATTTATACGCGGTACCGACGCGATAGGATCGGTTACGACGTTTTGATAGCGGGAATGCGCCCGGCGGCATGTTCCCCGTCTGCCACTTGCCCCAGTCCGAAACGACCTTGGCGGCCGAACGGATTTGCTGACCCCGCAACATGGCATGATGCTACCATGGGTAGCCGGTACTACGTCAAGGTGATAATTCCCCTCGTGTCGGGGCTCGCGCCCCAACCTCGTCAGCCGGCGAGCCGGCCAATTGCTGGATTCATGTTCCGGGCCCCGGCAGGAAGCAGGTGATGTGGCCGTTCCAGATCCACACCATCGCAAAGCCGAGCCGGTTCGGTTCGGTGATGATCTTGTCGCGGTCGACCGTCATCCACACCCTGTCGATCCGCACCGAATAAGAGCCATCGGCTTCGCCGCGCCAGTCGACGTCGTCGACCCTGTGGCCGTCGGCGTCTTCGCAGCAGCTCATGCCATTAGGCGCGCGCAAATGGCTCACCCACGCGCGGAGCGGTGACGCGGCGAAGCGGCCATCGACGTCATGCGCATTGGCCGCAAGCGCGACGAAGGTCGCAATGGCGGCGGCGAGCGCGAGCGGCAGCACGATCCGCCAGCGGACTTCAAGCACGACATAAAGGAGAAGCACCACGGCCGCATAGGCGCAGGCCGCGAAGCCGAGCAGCGCGATCCCCATCAAAAGCCTCTCAGCCGCCGAACTTGATCGAGATGAAATGCTGGACCAGCCAGGTCGCGCCGGTCTCGATCAGTTTGCCGATCGCGAGCAGCGCGATCAGCCCGATGCTCGCGAGCGCGGTCAGCCGCGCGCGCGAGCCGAGCGCGGCCGCGAGCTGTGGCTGCACCGACAACACGTGCGCGTCGAATTTCTTGATCAGCGCCTCGAGCGTCTTCGACAGATCGCCGATCGCGCGGCTGGTGGCATCGTTCTGCCTCTCGACCTGCCGGATCGCGCTCTGATTGTCGTCATGGCGCTTTTCCGACAGCCTGCGGTCTTCCTCGGCGCGGCGCTCCAGCGCCTTCACGCTGGTCTTGATCTCGCCGATCGTCAGACTGAGGTCGTCGATCTCGTGAGAGGGCATGGCTGGCTCGCAACCTTGGACCTAGCGATGAGGATAACGCTTGCGGTGACGATGATGATGCGATTTGACGCCGTGACGTCCGGCCCAGCCTCCAATCTGGAAATGCCCGCTGTCGCCATGACGCCATTGCGCGCCCGATACTGCCCCGCAGCCGTTCGCGATTGCGATCTCGTTCGCCGGCATCTTCGGCCGCGTCACGTTGCGGGCGAGCTGGTTGATGTCGAGCGCGAGGCCCTTCGGATGCAGCGAATGCGGCACGCTGCCGTGCTTGCGGTAGCCGCCCATGAAACGAACGGAATAGCCCTCGGCCTCGAGGCGATCGATCACGCACTGGAAGGCCGCGACCGCCGCATCAGCGACGTGCGCGATGGCGCCGGCGCGCGCACGGACGGTTCCCGCGCGAGCGCTCGCGGCGGGCGCGCCGAGCAGCACGCCCGCCAACACAAGACGCAGCAGCATTGCCAATCAGCGATGATGCGTCAGGCGCTTCTTCGCGCTCAGCTGCAGCTGCGGCGTCACCATGTGGCCGGTGACCAGCACGCCGTTGACGTTGAGCGCCACCTCGCCGCCGACCTGATAGGTTGCCTTCAGGCCGGCCTGCTGGGCCTTGAGCGAGGCGCAGATCGAATCCGCTAGCTGCTTCGCCGTCGCCGCGATCGGCGCCGCCGTGGGCACTGCGGCGTTGGCGATCAGGGTGCCGATGGTTGCGACCGTCGGTTCGAACGCGCAGGTCGCGATCGCGTCCTGGATCACCTGGTCCTCGATCGCGGCGATCTTGTCCGGCGTCAGGCCGCCGAGTGTCGAGCAGCCGCCGAGCGCAACGCTTGCGAGACTGCACAGTGTAATGATCCACGTCCTCATGGCTAACTTCCTTTCGTGTGCTGTTGGATGGAGGGATCGGGATGCGGACTTGCGCCCAGGGCAGCGGCGAGCGCGGCGGTCACGACGCGTTCCAGCGCATCGTCCGGCACCATCGAGCCGTAGAACGGCGAATAGTCATTGATGGCCTTGCGCGCGGCCGCGCACGCGGCCGCGACCTGCGCCGCGGTTGGCGTCACCATGGAAGGCTCCTGATTTGATGGGGATTGTCAGTGCGACAGGCTGTTGAGCGCCGCGCGCAACGCGGTCTCGTCAAAGCCTTCCGGCGAAAGCTTTTTCTCGTTCAGCACTTCGAGCGAGAGGTAGGCGCAGGCCTCGTCGCAAAACCGCTCGTAGAACGCAGGCGTCATCGCCTGCACTTCGCCCCAGGTCACAACCAGAAAGTGCCCGCAAGCATCGCGCCCGACGCAGGGCACGTAATGGCCGCCGGCGATCTGCGGGCGGGGCGGCACATCCCAGAGCTCGCCCTTGTCGAACGCCGCCATCGCCTGTTGCGGCAATTGCAAGCCGACGCCGCAGGCGCCGAACATCCAGCTGGCAAAGGCGAGCTGATCGACGTCGCCGATCTTCAGCGCGACATAGGCATCGATCCTGTGCCGGGCGCCGGTGGCATCGAGCACGCCGGTCTTGCGGCGATAGCTCGCCGCCTCTTCCATGTCGGTGCCCTGATCGGTCGCAGGCTTCGCCGGATCGAACCCGGTGACCGCCGCGTAGTCCGACAGCACGTCGTGGATCGTAAAACGCGCGCGCGGCTTGCCGCCTTCGAGCGACCACACCATGTGCTCGTGCGCGGCGCCGGCAAAGACGCAGTCGCCATACTGGTCGTTCGCCAGCATGTGGAAGTTATCGACCGCCTGCCAGTGGCCGAACACGGCCGGCGGCGCCGGCAGCTTCTTCAGATCGAAGAAGTCACCGAAGCGAAAGGCGATCGCGTGGCGCGCGGGGCGCTTGCCGAGCTTCAGCATTCAAGCCTTCTTCACACCGGCGAGAATGCCGGCAACCAGCGTGCCGATCGAGCCGATCAGCGTCAGCACGGTCTGCGCCGTGGACGGGTCGTTGAGGAAGGTTTCGAGCGCGCCCTTGCCGAACGCGCCGGCAATGATCGCGGCGATCGACAAAAACGCGGTCACGGTACCGGGGGTCAGATATTTGGACATGGTGGCCTCCTTTTGAAATCGTGACTTTCACAAGCCGAAGCGCGCCAGCGCGCCGAACACGAACAGCAGCGCCAACCCGCCGACGAGGACGCTGATGACAATCGCGGTCGCGATCATGAATTGCCGGTCGGCACGCTGTCGCTTTGCCCGCGCCTCGGCCTCGCACGGCGCTTCGCCGCAGCCTTCATAGAGGCACTGCGTGCGATAGAACTCCTTGTGCGGATTGCGGCAGTGCTCGCACCTGTGCATGATCGATCGGGCCATTGTTGTTCAGGCCTCCGCGACCGCACAGTCTTTCGATTGCGGGCTACGCGACGGGCTTGGGGCCTGCGCCAATTGGCGCAGGCGCAGCGCCAAAACCCCGCGCCATGATCAGCTGCACGTCATGGCGGAATTGATCCATGTCGAATGACGGATCATCTTTGCGGCCCTTCGGCAGCGCGTATTCCTTGTGGCCTGCACACATCACGGGCGGTGCGCCGATGTGAGCCAGCAGCGCCGCGCAGCCGCGCTTGTAGGAGTCCATCTGCACGCCCGGCCACGGATCGGTGGCATCGCCGACGTTCTCGGCCTCGATCCCGATCAGATGCGCGTTGCCGTCGGTGACGCCATGCCAGTTGCCTTTTCCGGCATGCCAGGCCTTTCCCGCGGCGACCACCCACCACACCCCGGAACGCGCCAGCGCGAGGTTGCAGAGCGGACCCTTCAGGTCCGGCCGGCCATCGACCAGCACATGCAGGTCGCGGATATCTCCATCGCGCGGCCCGCAGGTGTGATGACAGAGCACGCCGAGCGGCTTGCCGACATCGCCATGGCCGCGGGTCTGCCAACCGTCGACCGCCTGCACCGCGAGACCGGCGGCGCGGAGCACGTCGGGAAGAAAGCTCAGGGCATAGGACATAAGGCGCTCCGCCGCGCAGTTTGTGACAGTTTACCCGGGAGAGTTGCGGTGATAGCTTTTCGCCCTCTTTGGGGATGTCACCGCCTTGATCCTCGACCACCTTGACTGGCGACCGTGGCCGAAAGAGCCGGACACCTGGCTCTACGCGGACATTGCGGATGTCGCGCGGCTGGCAAAACATCTGCCGACGGATCGCTTCTGGGTCCGCGAGCTTGACGGTGAGGGATGGGGCGGCTGGCATTTCACCGGCCGACGGGAGGACGAATTGCTGGATGTGCTGCAGAAGATATTGAACGGCCGATCGATGCCGGCGTGGCTCAGGTTGCGGGAGGCCGTCGCCACCCAGCCGGAGCCTGAAGTGATCAAGGAATGCCACCGCAAGGATATCGATAAGGCCTTTCCCAACGATGCCTGGCAGCGCAACTACGCGCTGAACTGGTGGGAAGCGACCCACAAGCTCGACAAGCTCGAATCCTATCCGTGGCGCGTCACCTTGCCGATCGCCGACCTCTGCAACGCGCGCTGCACGTTCTGCACCTCGTGGCTGTCGGGTCGCAATGTCATGTCGCCCGATCAACTTGACCGCTATCTCGAGGTGCTGCCGTTCGCTCGAGAGATCGGCATCCAGGGCCACGGCGAGCCCCTCGCGAACCCGCACATCGACACGATCCTAGCGAAGATCGGTGAAGCCACCGATCCGCGCGCTGAAAGCTACATCATCACCAACGGCGCGTTCTTTCCGAGGCGCATCGACGCACTCCTCAAGGCACGCGTGAAGACGTTCAACTTCAGCCTCAACGCCACGACACCCGACGTCCACAACACCGTGATGGGCCTCGGCCCCGATGCGCTCTCGAAAATCATCGACGGCATCAAGGACATCATCGCGATCAGAGACTCGGGTCGAGAAAACCGACCGATCCTCGTCACGATCTCGATGGTGCTGAACGCCGACAATATCCATCAGGCGGCTGACTTCGTCCGCCTCGGCAATGATCTCGGCGTCACGCGCGTCTATCTCCGCACGCTGATGCCCGTGCCGGGTCCGGTCAGCGGCTTGAACTATCACCGGCTCTCCCCTTGCCTGCATCCGGAATTCGAGCGCCACGCGGCGGAGGCTCGCGCGGCCATTGCAGCATCAAAAGTCGAGGTCGAGGCCTTCCCCGAGACGTGGGCGCACGATGCCTTTCCTCCCTCGCAACGCACCTCTGATCTGAGAGTGACGCCGCGCGAGACCGCGCTCGCCGATCCGGACCTGCGGCAGACCTACAAGGATTTCCGTGCCGCGCTGTCCGGTCATGGCCGCCGGCTGCGGCCATCGGCGCCCGATGGAGAAAGCCCGTATGGACGCAAGGCGCCATTTGACTGCAACTTCATCTACCAGCAGCTGATCTCGACCCAGCTGTCGTTCCGCCTCGTGCCATGCTGTTACATGAGCGATGTGCCCGATCATGAACCGCTGGTCTTTGACGGCACTCGCCCGTTCAGGGACTACTGGAATTCGGAAGCCATGATGAACCTGCGCAGGACTTTGCGTGAGGGGCCGCTCTACAACGAATGCCGCACCTGCCCGATGCAGGGCTAGCTGACCGGCACCATCCAGCCGTGCAGCGCCGCAATCATGTTTTGGTCTTCGTTCGACTGATTGATGAAAGTGCCGTCGATTACAAAGCCGGCGGGCAGGATGATCGGCGTCACGAAATGCCGCACCGGGCAGTGCTCCGGCAGCGTGTCGATCGAGTTGAATACCGCATAGGACGAGCGCAGCGCGTTGCCGGCATCGCGGATACACTTCGACTGAAACACCATGTCGGTGACATAGCACCAGAAGCCCTGCGGGACCGTGACCGGGAAATTCCACGACGAGGCCGAAGGCGACAGCGCTGACGCGCCGCCGCCCTGGCTGAACGGCACTTCGCCCGGATTGCCGGCGTTGTTGGCGCGACCAACGACGGACTGCCAGCACGCGATCCGGAAATGGTAGGCGCCTGCAGGCGGCGGTTGCGTGAACATCGCGCTTGCCTCTCAGCTATAGAGTTGCAGCACGAGCAGGCCCGAGCCACCGTTTCCGCCCGGCTGCGCGGCGCCGCCGGCCGAGGTGCCCGCCGGGCCGCCTCCACCTGGCGTGATGCCGGTGTTGTTGTTGCCGGCATTGGTGATGGCGCGGGGCTGCGGCGGCCCCCCTTGCGGCGATCCGCCGCCCTGGCCGCCGGAAGCGCCGTCCTGGCCGATCGCGCCGACCATCGCGAGGCCGCCGACCACGGTGCCACCGAACGATGCGGTGCCGCCCGACACCTGCACGGCATTCTGGCTGTTGTTGGTGCCGCCACCTCCCTGTCCGCCACCGGCCACGATGTCGGTGCCGTTGAATGTGGTGTTGCCGCCGTTGCCGCCGGACACGCCCGGCGCCGATCCCGCGATGCCGGCGGCACCGACGACGACGGTATAATTGTTGCCGGGGGTGACCGGCACGAAGCCGTGCGCGTAGCCGGCACCGCCACCACCGGCTGCTGTTGAGCTTGTCGCCGAGGCGCCGCCGCCGCCACCACCACCGCCCCAGGCCCGCACGAACACCCAGTTGACGCCGGCAGGCGCGGTAAACGTATAGGTGCCCGGCGTCGCATACGTCACGAGACCGGTCGGCGGCGCGTTCAAGAGCACCTTGACTTCCGACAGCAGCATCCGCAGCACGCGAAACGAGGTGCCGTCATAGGCCATGCGATAGAGCGCGCCGGCCTGCAGGTCGCCTGCGATCACGGCGGCGCCATCGGAGTTGCGCACGATCGCTTTGGCGCCGAGACCGTTGACGTTCAGCGTCGAGGCGCCGGTGTTGGTGTGCGCGATCTTGACCTCGAGTTCGAGACCAGCCGCATAGGCCGCGACCACCGGAAGTGGCGTGATGACGTAGGTGTTGGCCGCCGAACCTGAGTCCAGCCAGTAGACCCAACTGCCGGCCTGCACGCCGGTCGGAATGTTCGGCAAAGGTGCCGGAATGAACGGCGCGCTCGCATACTGCGTGATGTTGCCCGCCGTGATCGTCGCGGCCCCGTTCGCCACCGTGACCACGAACAGTCCGGTCCAGCCGACATCCGGCGTCGGCGTCGTCTGCGTGCCTGTGGTCGCGGCGACGCCCGCCTTGACCTGCAGCGCGGCGATGCCCTTGCGCACCGTGTTCTGCGCGGTGCCGGCATTGGCGGGGCCGGCGAACGGCTGTTGCGGGTTCGCCGCGTTGAAATACGGCAGCACGGTCGAGCCTGTGTCAAGGTCCTGGTACTGCACCTCGACCAGGAAGTTCTGCGAGAAGCCGACAGTGCCCGGCGGGGTGATGCCGAACGTCGTTGGATCCAGCACGATGCCCTGCTTCAGGATCGTGTGGGTGTCGGTCGACAGCGTCGACCAGGACGACTGCTCGAGGTTTTCGAGCTGGTACACCTCGCCCGCCGTGACCAGCACGTTCAGCGACGCCGGAGTCGTCGGCGTGCAGGTGAAGCCGTTGACGATCGTGGTCTGACCGAGCACGGCGGCGGCGAGCTTGGCGAGCGCCACCATCGCGTTCTGGCTCTGCCTGAGCTGATCGGTCTCAAGCACAATCTGACCGGCGTAGACCGTTTGACGATCCATTCTAAACGTCCTGACTTTGCGGAGAGGTGAAGGCGCGCGCGGTCGAAGCGGCGCTAACTCGCGTCTTCTTCGATCTCGATCTCGACATCGATCACGCCGCCGGCCGGAATCGCCGCGCCGTTGAAGTTGATGCAGAGGAAATCCGACGTGCCGCGCAGGATCACCGCCTTGTCCTGACGGGTGGCAAAATCCCAGACCAGGCTTTGCCCCGTCGCGCCGGTGCCCGATGCCGGCATGCCAAGACGGCCGGCGCCGACGATGCCGGCCGCAGTACCGAGCGTTGTGTAGTTGGCCGTGCCAACCCTGGAGACGACGCCGGTCGCGGCGGCGTCACTCGTGTCGTGCTGCGCCGGGGTGATCGCCGTCAGCACCGCCGAGCCCAACGTGCCGGCGGTGGACCGCCGCACCAACTGCACCGGCATGTTGCCTTGGGCGGTAGCAACGCCGGAGAGCTTGATCAGCTTGATCCGGAGCGTGCGCGTCGCCGAACCCTGGATCACAATGACGTCGGTCGGCGTCGCCACCATCGCGGCGGCGAGCAGACCATAACGGAACGTCGCCTTGCGGTGCTCGGAGGTGCGCACCAGGATCAGACTGCCGTCGGCATCGGCCATCGCCGCGAGCGGCTGGTCGGTCAGCGTGTCATCGAGCGCGTGGAAATTCGGATTGGTCATGCGGCGCCTTCAAAGGATCGCGGCGTATTGCGAGTTCGGTTTTGTTGTCAGGAGCGCCGCGCGCTGTTGCGGCTTCAGCGGCAAAGCGCTTTCCAGCGCGACCCAGGTCTTGATCCCGGCCGCCGCGGTCTGTGCGATCCGGGCATAGATTTCGGCGTCGGTGATCGGGCCGGTGATCGCGGTCAGGCTGGCATATTCCGCCGAGCCTATGCCGTAGCCGCCGAGATAGCCGCCATAGCCGTCGACATTCGGGATGCCTTGGGACGGCGCCCGCAGCGCGGTGACGAAGAGATTGTTGTTGAACTGCAGCGAGCCGTAGCAGAGCGGGCCCGTACCGTAGCCGCCCATACTCGCGATGCCGTAGCCGCCGCAATCGCCGGGATTGAACAATTCGATGATCACCGGCGTGCGGCTCGTCAGATCCACCAGCATCTGACTGATCGCGGCGCGGGTCTGCCGCGGCCTCAAAATTTCCTTTTGGATGCGCGATCGCCACGCGGTGTCGGTCTCGCCCTTGCGCCGCGTGAAGCGTGCACCGAAGAAGTCCCACGCGATCAGATCAAGAAAGATGCCGGTCGCGGTCGCAATCCGCGCCTGCAGCCGCGCGAACGCGATCAGCGCAAAGCCCCAGGCGGCGCTATCGGACAGTCCGCCGAGCAGCGCGTCGCGGAGCGGCGCGACCCAGGCAAACCAGCGCCGCGGAATCAGCGCACGGACGCGGGCCGCGATATCGTTGCTGTCGCCGGTCGCCATCGCCTCAGCTCACGATGATGGTGCCGCTTTTGATGGTCTGGCCCGCCGCCGGCACGAGGTCGGCGGTGCCGGAATTCAGTGAGTAGCCGGTGACATCGGTGACGCCGGGCGAGGCGTTGAACGCGACCTGGGCGAGCCGCATGTAGGACAGCGTGCCGGAAACCAGCGCGCCGTTCTGCACTTGGCCGAGCCCAAGACCGTTGATGTAGGCGGTGAGCGCCGCGACCACCTGCGCCACCACGGTCGGATGGTCAAAGCCGCTTGCGGTCGTGATCGTCATGGTGACGTTGGCGGCCAGCGTCGTGGCGGCCAGCACCGCGACCGGCACGCCCGCGGCCTTGACGCTGAACACCGCCTGCGCCGCCGCAGTCAGCACGGCGTTCGGGATCGCGCCGGAGCCGTCGTCGACATAGACTGTGAGCTGGGTGAACCCGCCGATGCCGGGCTCCCAGATCTGGTACTGCATGCCGAGCTTAATCGAGACGACGGCGTAGCCGATCGCGCCTTCGGTGCCCTTGGCAAGCGAGGCGATATAGAGCGGAAAGCGCGCCTTCAGCGCCGGGTCACTTTCGGAATCGGCACCGTTGGTGAACGCCGCCGAATTCACCACGGTATCGATGCCGGTGATCGGCGCGGTCAGCACTGCGATCGCGCCGACCGCGACATTACCCGACGTACCCGGCACGAGGTTTTGCACCGGCAGATTGATGCTCGCGACATTGGCCGCGAGCGTGTAGCCGCCGAGGCTTGCGGAATAGGCCGGGTTCGTGGTGTCGACGGTGACCGCGAAGTTCTGCGCGCCGTCGGTGGTCTGCACCGTCGCGGCATTGTTCGGGCCGGCGTTGGTGATCGCGCCGTTGGAGCCGATCGCGCTTGCGGCCGGAATGAAGCAGGTCGAGGGGCCCGCCGTCTGGCGGCTGAACGTCACCTGCCCGGTCGAAGCCTGAGCGCCGAGCCGCGGCGACGACACCCCATTCGAGGTCCCGACCGCCGGCATGAAGTCGGCGGTGAACGTGTCGGCGTCGACGCCGGTCGAGGTCGCAAGCCTTGTCGCGGTCAGGAGCTGCAACACCAGCGCCTGAAACCACAGGAACACGCCGGCATAGCCTTCCGCGATCGCCCGCAAGGTCGAGCCGATCGCGAAGTTGACGAGCTTCGAGGCGCGGCCCTGGATGCCGGCGGCGATATCGGAAACGATGGTCGCGAACGATTTGGTGGGAAGCGTCGGCATGCTGTTCGATCGGCCTCACACCGTGAGCGAGAACGACACCGAGACGCCGCTCACCGCATCGAAATAGGAAATCGCGATGTGGACCAGACCGGGATTGTTCGGGCTCGCGGTGACGGATAGCTGCGGCGGCGGGTTGGGCGCGACCGAGGCCTCCAGCGCGAGTTGCGACGCCACGATCGCCTGAATCTCGGGCACGGAGAGCACGCTGCCGACCTTCTGGGGCAGGCCGGCGCCATACTCGGGATGCCAGATGTAGCCCTGCACCGCCGTGAAGAGGCGACGCTCGAGACGCTGGCGCACTTCGTTGTCGCCGTCGACCACCAAGAGATCGCCGGTGGCATCGACCGCGAAATCGTCCTGCCATTCGAGCGAGAGGTCGGCCATGTCGCCCTCACGGCGTCTGGAACGGCGGAGTGGAGGCTGCCGAACCCGGTGGTGTCACGGCCGTGCTAGACACGTCGCCGGTGCCGTCCTGCCACACTGCTTCCACCGTGGCCTCGATGCCGAGCTTGTTGCCGGCTTTCACCACGACGTTGCCGCTTCCCTTCAGGCCGATGTCGGTGCCGTTGACGATGAACTTCTTGCACGCGGTCAGGATATTGCCCTGCCCGTCGAGCGTGAACGTCGCACCGTTGCCGTCGGTGATCGCGATCGAGCCATCGTTTTTGAAATAGATCTTCTGACCGGTGCCGCCCTGGCCACCCTGCGCGGAATCGTCGTCGCCGCCCGAGTTGCGAAACCGCGTCCAGATCACGAGCTCGCCGGATTGCACCGTCGGCGGCGTATCCTCGTCGGAGTGCACGCGCTGGACGATCTTGCCGGCCTCGAAATCTCCTTCCTGGAAACGGACGATCACCTGGTCGCCGGTCTTGGTGCCGTCGCCCGGCTGCAGGCCGACCGCGATGCCATAGCCGTCGCCGATGTGGCCGGTCTCGATCGGCAGCCAGCCGGACTCCTGCCCCTCCGGCTGGAAGGTGACCTTGGCGAGATATTTCTGCGGATCGTAGCTCGTGACGATGCCGTGGCGCTCGGAGTAGCGCGACGCCCACCAGCGTTCGATCACGCCGAGAATGAGGTCCTCGAGGCTACCCGCCATCAGGACGCCTGCCGGCCACTTTTTGCCGCGCGCGCGGTGATGTGGGTGCGATGGCCAGTCATGCCGATGTCGTGCTGCACGTCATCGATCTCGTAGGTCTGGTCGAAGAAGCCGGTACCCGAAAGCTTCAATCCCATGCCGGCCGCAACCGTCGGGTCGCCGACCACGGTCGCGCTCACCGTAAGCTCGTGCCGCGCTTTCTCGGTCGATTGCGAACGCGCGTACTTCTTCGCGTGATCCTCGAGCAGGCTCGGAATGTGATAGCTGTAGTTGACCGGCCCACCATTGCCTTCGACGTTCGAGGTGTAGCCGAACACCTGCTTCTTTTTCGGATGCCAGGACTTCACCGTGGTCGCGATGGTCTTGCCGGCCTGGACGTTGCGGTGGACCTTGAGCTCCAGGCAGTCGGCCGCGATCGGCTGCTTGGTCTGATCGATCGTGATCGTATAGAGGCCCTGCGGGCTACCGAGCGGCACGTAGTGGAATTCGCCTTTGGGATCGACCCACCAACGCGCGCCGTCGAGCTGCGCGAGCTTGTGGATCAGGTAGGCGAACGACACGTTGTCGGAGAGGTGGACGAAGTCCTGCTCGAGCTTCTTGCCGGCGAGCACGGCGCTCGCCGCGACCTCACCCGACAACCCGACGCGGCCGATCAGGTCCTGCACGATCTCGGAAGGCTTCTTGTTCAGCCATTTCTCCGACGACTTGTTGTCGTGCAGCTTCGCCGACTTGTCGCGGCCGGTGACGCGGATGACGCGGCCGATCCAATCGAAACTGGTCTCGTCGACCTCGCCGGTGATCAGCGGCGCGGTCACGCCGCCCGTCAAAACCGTGACCACCGCCTCGTTGTCGCCGAGCGTTGCAAGCACTTCCGCCGCGTTCGCATAAGACAGCGGGATCGCCGCCGAGAACGACGACGACCGGCGCTTGGCGTTCTGTTGCACGTGGCCGTGCTCGATCGGAAACGTCTCGCCGCTGACGCTCAGCCACGCGACGTGCGGCCCGGCGCCTGTGGTGATCGCCATGCGCTCATAATCCGAGAATGCCGCTCTGCGGGCCCGACGGCGGCACCGGCGGAATCAGGATGGTCTGCAGGCCCGTGATCCACGGATCGATCAAGCCGTTCAATCGCGCGAGCGCGACCCACTGCAGGGGATCGCCGGTCTCGCGCATCGCGATCTCGAACAGCGTCGTCGCCGAAGCGCGGACGGTCTTCGCCGGCACCGTCGCTGCGACAAAACCCGATGTCATGACGGCACCTGGTTGATGTTGGAGGTGGCGCGGCCGACCACGCCGCGCATCAGCGCGAGATTGCGCGCATCATCGGCTGCGGTGGACACCGACAGCAGCCCCGTCGCGATGCTCGGCGCGTCGGCCGGCGCCACCCAGCTATCCAGCAGCGACGGCGCGACAAGCGCGGCCTGGATGGCATTGACGAGGTTTGCTGCATTTAGCTTGATCGCGGTCAGCGTCGCGTGATCGGTTTGACTCAAAGGTTCAGCGGCCTGGACCTGCAATTGCAGGCTCTGCAGGCTTGCGGTGATCGCCGGATCGATCGCCATCGTTCCTCACACCGGCGCGATGCCGGCGGCGAGCTGCTCGGCCGGCGTGAGGCCACCCGCACCTGCTGCGGCGGAAAGATCGCTGCCGACCAGTGAGTCCAGCGAGGAGGTCTGTGGCGTCAGCGGCCCCTGCGCCGGGTTCTGATAGACCGTGCAGCAGATTTCGTAATCGACCCAGGTCGGCAACCGCTTCACGCGGTAGATGAAATTCGCCACGATCACGAGGCGGAATTGACCGCCCCAGGTCAGCGCCTGGACCTGCCCTGCGGCGCGCATCGCATCGAGCGCCAGCGCGTTGGCGTAGGCTTGATCGGAGAATAAGGTGCCGCGCCAACTGATATCGGCGTCGTCCGGTCCGAGCGTGTCGATCACCCGCGAGCCGCCGGGCAATTTGTGCACCACCATCGCCTGATTGCCGCCGCCCATCATCTCTGCGGGCGTCGAAAAATCATCGAAGGCGATGCCGCCGAGCGTCAGCACATCGAACGGCATGGCGTCTTACTTGCTCGGGAAGTTGTGGTCGCCGGAATAATACTGGTTGACGCCATCGGCGGCGGCGGCGCCGGTTGCAAAGGTGTAGTACGACTGCAGCACGTCGCTCATCGCCTGCGCCAGGGTGCGGCCGTCGATGTTGAGCGAGAGCGAGATCGGCGGCATCGCGCCGGCCGCAAGCGCACGGGTCACATCGCCGGCCTTCTGGACACTGGCGTCCTTGGAATCGAGCTTCGCCGCCTGCTCGCGGTAATACTGCTCGGCAACGCCGTAGACGCCGCCCGCGACGCCGCCGATGATGGCGCCGCCAGCCATGCCGACCGGACCGCCAAATGCGCCGATCGCAGCCCCGCCCGCGACGCCGGCCAGCGTCCCTTCCATCACCCGCGCCCCGACCTGACCGGTCTTCGCGCCCGGCAGGATGTCGCGGATGCTTTCCAGCAGGCCCTTGAAGTCGTGTAGCGCGGAATTGACCGACGGCAGCACGGTCTTGCCGATCTCCATCATGGTGATGTTGAAATCGGCCATCGCCGTGCGCGCCTGCTGCACGGTCGAGCCCTGCTGGTAAGCCTCGACGAAGCCGCCATAGCGGTTCTTGAACTCTGGTGAGTTCATCTCGGCCGACAGCGCCTTGATCTGCTCGCGCACCGCGGGATCGGTCAGCAGCGCAAGACCGCCCGAGCCTTGCGCGCCGAACAGCTTGCGTTCGACGCCGGCGCGCTCCGACAATGGGATCATCTTGTCGAGATTGCTGCCGGCAATCTCCAATAGCTTGAAGATATCCGGCCGGCCGCCGGTAAACCACAACGGCTTGTCGTTCTGGTCGAGCAGCCCGAGCCGGCGCAACAGTTCGTCGTGATGCTCGGCCTTCTTCTCGCTCTCGAAGATTGCAGTGCCCGGCATCGCCCGCAGCGCCATTTCGCGGAGCCACGTGCCGGACTTGGTCGAGGTCGCGCCGGCCCGCGTCAGCGCCGTGCCGAGCAGCAGCGACTGCATCGGATCAATCTCGAGCGAGGACTGCAGGATCGGCACGGCATAGCCTGCCGCGCGCTCGATCGACGACAGCGAGGACGGGTTCGCGGTCGACAGAAACGCGAACGCCGGCGCAAGCTTCTTGATCGCCTCCGGATCGTACTGCTTGGTCATGTGGGCGAGGCCGATCAGGGCCTTCATCGATTCTTCCGGGCTCGAGCCCTTCAGGCGCGCCTCGATGGTGGCAGCCCGCAGCATCTCCGGCAGCACGTCGAGCCCGCCGCCCGGCGTGCCCTGGAACATGCGGATTTCCTGCTTGGCGGATTCGGCGATGTCGTGCAGCGAGTAACCGGACTCGCCCATCGCGTCCTGCAGGATCTTCCGAAACCGCCCGCGGTTGGAATCGTTCTGCTGCAGCCCGGAATGGTAGATCAGCTGGAAGACCGCGTCCTCCATCTCCGCGGCCTGATAGACGCCATAGCCGAGCAGGCCGGCGCCGGCGATCGCACCACCGCCGAGGCGCAGATGCGAGCCGCCCGGAATTGGCAGGCCGGTATACAGATGCGCATTGGGTCCCGACGGCATGAAGCCCGGCGCATGCCGCCCACCGCCACCACGGCCGCCACCGACGCCGCCATTGACGAGAGCCGGTGACGGCAGCCGTGCCCGTGCGCTGGCCTGACCGAGTGCGAGCCGCGCGGCCGACGCGTTCTTCGCGACATTGCCCCAGGCGGTGGCGAGCGCCTCGGTCTCGCCGATCGCCGCCGGCAGGCCCGGCGTGAGGCCCTTGCCGAGCAGCGCGAGGTTGCCGCGCGCCTTCTCGATCATCGCGTTGAGCTCGCGGATCTGCTTCAAGATCCGCGTCAGCGTCGGCGACGCCTCGTTGATGATTTTGAAGACGGCGCCGACTTCAAAGGCGGTGATCATCGCGCCTCCTATTTCAACGCCGGCGGCTGGCCGCTGAGCAGCGCGACCGCGACATGACCGAACACGTCAGCGGCATAGGGCAGCGCGTTCTGCATCGCCTTGGTGACGACGGGACGTGGCGGCATCCGCGAGGTGCCCATCTCCTGGTACAGCGCCTTTTTTTCCGGCGAGCCGACCACGACAGCGAGTTCGCTCGCCACCAGTTCCTTGGCGTAGGATTCCGCCATCTCCCCGGTCCGCCTCAACGGGGACGGCACCGGAAACCCCTGCGCTTCCTTGTCGCGCAACGTGGATTCCGCAAGCGGCGCCCAGCCCGGCTGGTATTCGCCCGGATAGTGCGCGGCGAGCGTCTGAGCGAGCGTGCCGACCTTGTCGAGGCCGATCTCGAGCCGCGGCACCACCTCGCGCAAGGAGCGCGACAGCACGGCCTCGAGTTCTGTCAGCGTCATCATGATCGCTTGACCCAGGTCATCTTGTCCCAGTCGAACACGTTGCCGCCGTCGTTCTCGCCGCGGGCGATGATCCAGGCGAGCACGAAATCATCCGGCGCCGAAAACGCCACGTCGAACGGAAGATCGCCACAGGCCGCGACCCGCAACTTGAATGCGGGCCGCTGGCTCAGTTTTTTGCGGCTTCGAGCTCCGCCTTGTCGTCGGGAGTGAGCTTCTTCAGCGCTTCGCCGGCGGCCGCAATGCCGTGAAAGTCGAGTTGCTGGATCACGAACTCGATGTCGCGTTCGGAACTGGGGAACGCGATCGGGGTTGCGTCGATCCGGATGACCGCCGAGACCAGGGTGGCCAGGTCCATCGTCACGGCATTGCCGGCGGACGCTCCCAGCACCTTGCTCAGGCGATAGAATTCCAGCGCGTTCAGCCGCTTGACGCGGATGACGCGCCCGGTCGAATCAGTCGCGATGGCCTCGTTAACCGTGTTGGCAACCATCTCGGTGGCAGTTTCTGCCGGTTTCGCCTCGCTCATATCGGTCCTATACTGGTCGCCGCTTCGAGGGTGACCTGACAATGGCAACATTCATCTACGTGATTTCCGGCGAGCACGGCCGCCAGAAGATCGGTGTCACCGACAACCCGCGCGGCCGGCTCGGCAACCTGCAGACCGGCTCGCCCTACCCGTTGTCGTTCGCGTTCGTCGGGGCGACCGACGACGATGCCGCCGGTGCCATCGAGGTCGAGGCGCATTTCATGCTGAGCGCGCACCGCGCTTCCGGTGAGTGGTTCGTGGTGCCGCCGGATGTCGCGATCACCGCGGTGATGGCCGCGGCGCACCGGCTCGGCTATCGGCTGACGCCGGTCGACCCGAACGCCGCGATGGCGCCACGCGTCTCTCTCGTCCGCGCGCCGCTGCCGCCGTGGGCCGGCTGGACCGCGCTTGCGCTGGCACTCGCTGTGTTCTTCGCGATCCTTGCCGGCACCGATCATGTCCTGACGGCGCTGATCGGCGAACTCTTGTCGCTCGCCTTGATCCTGCCGCTGATGCGGCGCGTCGCGGCCTTCACCGGCGACGCCTTGAGCTAAGGCACCATCGTCTGCGGATCGAACGTCGCTTCGGCCGCGCTCGGATGGCTCCCCGCGAACGCCGCCTTGCGGCGGGCTACTTCGCGGCCCCAGCCCGCTTCAAAACTCTCGTGCGACTGTGGCCCATGCATCCCCGGATAGGGATTGCCGCCGACATTGGTCATGGCGCCGCGGGTATAGAAGCCGAGTCCCTGCTGATGCATCATGTAGAGCTCGGCGTCGGTCGGATCGCGCCCGTAATGCCGTTTGAACTGGGCGCGGTTGGCCTCGAACATCCGCGCCGCGGCGAACGCGTTGTCGCGCGCCGCATAGATGTTGCCGCCGGCGCCGAACCGCTCCCACTCGCTGCGGCCGATCTGGTAGAGCCCCTTGTACTGGGTGGACCGGTGCGCGTTCGAGGACGGATTCATGCCGCTCTCGATCGAGGCGATCGCGCGCATCGTGTTCGGATCGAGATGATGCGCCCGCGCCGCGTCCACGACCGCCTGGTCGACCTCGGCCGAGCCCTGGCGCACGGGGCGGCCACCGCTGCCGGTGTAAATCTCGCCGCGTGGCGCGTGGCCAGACGACGCGCCCGGCGCCGGCGCATGGTGACGGATGCGCGGCGACCCCATCTCGCCCGCTTCGCGCTCGGACGCGCGGCCTTGCGGAACGTAACCGTCGAGGTCTGGCATGACCGGATCGAGCACTGCCTCGCCTTGCGTCCACGACACGACGCCAACGGGGCGGCCGTCGACGGTGATGACGCCGATCTGCATGACTATGATTTTACGCGATCTGGACCTTGCTGCTGGCGTAGCCTTCGAGCGCGAGCGTGACCACGGCATCGCGCGCGATCTTGCCGTGGTCGGTCAGGAAGATCACCATCTTGGTGTACTGGTACCGGCGGATCGAACCGTCGGGGTTGACGATGGTCTGCTGCAGAAAGCCGGGCTTCTGCACCTTGCCCTGGTTGAAGTTCTGCGCCGCCGCCACCATGAAATCTTCGAGGTCGCTGCCGGTGCGCGTGATGGTGAAGTCGATCTTGAAGCCGTCCGCCACATAGCCGTAGCGCGGATCGTCATTGTAGGGCATCGACTTGATGTCGTGCTTCAAGGCCACGATGTTGACGTTCTGCACATCGCCGAGATTGAGCAGCGCGCCCGACGTGCCGTCGAAGTAGTTGAGCGAATAGTCGACGCCGACATTCATGCCGTTAACGGGCATCGCGGTCTCCTCAATCGATGAAGGATGGTGATGTCAGGTCGTCAGATCGACGAGTTCACGGCTTGCGCGAACTGGGTCGGACTCGGCACCGTGTTCTGCACCGAGACCGTGACATTGCCGCCGCCCTGGAACTTGACCACGAAATACCGGATCACGTTCAGGTAACGGACCTGCCAATAGAGGAAGAGGTAACCCAGCGCCTGCAGGTTCGGCGGGTTGTTGGTGAGATCGCATTGCACGAGCCACGGCGTGTCGATCATGCCCTGGCCGTTGATACCGAGACCGACCTGCGGCGAAGCAAGCTGCGCCGAGAAGCCATCGAACAGCGCCTTCGCCTTCGCGCGGGTCTGATCGTTCGGCTGAATCGACTGCAGCTGGCCGATCAGCAAACCGGCCGCCTTGGACTGCGCGGCGCGGATCAGAAAGTTCGTCATCCGCGTGTATTCGATGCCGTTCGCCGCCGTGTTGGACGACGTGTTGCGGCCGGTTGCAAACGAGAAGTAGTAGCCGCCCGGCGACTGCTGCGGGCCGAGAATGACGTCGATGCCGCCCTGGTTGATCAGCGACAATTCGGCGTCGGAATAGGTCTGGCCGAGTGTGGTGCGCTGGGTCGCAGAGATCCCCTGCAAGGGCTTGTTCAACGGCGACTGCTGCGGCGACAGGTTGCCGAGGATGCCGATCTGGTAGGCACTCGGATTGATCAGCCGCGACACGCCGTTGTAGCTGTCATAGAACGTCGGCCAGTCGCCGAGCGCCAGCCACCCCCACGGTGAATCGCTTGCCGAGTTGATTCGGGTCGCGAGCGCATTCGCGATGGTGTCGCCCGATACCGTCGCAAAGCACGGCGTCATGGCTTCCGACAGGCCGAACGAGATGATCGCGGCGTTGTTCGCGGCGTTCGACAGATCGCACAGGGTAAAGCCGTCGCAGCGCGAGTTGCGCAGGACGTACAGGCCCTTGCGCGGCACGATGTCCTGCCCCATCAGCGTCGCGTCGGTGACGCCCGAAGCGCCGTCGGTGCCGCCACTCAGCGTCACCGGGCTCGACAGCGTCGGCACCGCGGTCGAGGTCAGCGCGGTCGCCACCACGACCTGCGAGGACGCATGGAATGCGTTGCCGTTGTTGATGACATTGGCGAGGTTGGTCCAGAACACCTGCCAGGTGCCGCTTCCGCCGGAAAGCGTCGCGCCCGACAGCGTGATCGCGGTCGACGATTTCGCGAGCGTCAGGGCGTTGCCGGCGGAGCCGGCCTGCGCGCCGGCATTGACGGTCTGGTTCGCGGCGATCGTCAGCACCGAGCCGAACAGGCTGTAGGAGCATTTGACGAGACCGGTATCCGCGCTGGTCGTCAGCAGCGTCATCAGGTTCGCAAGCGTGGCGGCAAGCGTCGCGCCGATATTGACCTGCAACCCGGTGGCGCCGGAAGCAACGAAGGTGACCGCCGAGCCCGCAATCGTCAGCGTGTCATTCGCGCTCGGATTGGCAGAGAACGTCGCGGTGCCCTGTGCCGGGATCGGCCCCAGCACGTTGTTGAACTGCTCCGGCACGAGCCCCGGGAACGCGACCACGCCCATATAGGAATTGGCCTGGCTGCCGTTCTGGATCGAAAACTTGATCTGGTTACCGAGCGTGCCGGAATATTTGCCGGTCAGCGTCAGCGCGCTCTGGATGGTCGCGCTCGCCGCAAGATCGGTGCCGTCCGACACCCGCACGCAGTAGAAGCCGATCGCGCCGCCGACCTGGCTCGCGGCCGACACGTAGGACGACATGTCGTAGGTGCGGATGACAGGCGGGCCGATATTGATCGCAGCGTCCGACGGCTTCGAGATCGGAATCAACGCATTGAGCGGCCCCCAGCTCGCGACACCGACCAGTCCCTCGATGTTGGTCGGCGTGCCGAGCAGGATCGGAGTCGGCAGTATGACATCGCCATAGACCCCCGCCACGGTGAGCGCGGCAAGGTTCTGTTGACCATCCAGAAAGACCGACGGCATGGGCTTCTCGCTCCAGGTGGGGAATCAACGTTCTGGCCTGCGCCAATTGGCGCAGGCGAAGGCTGGATCGCAGGCTTTCGCGGTGGTGCAGCCGTCAGGCGTCGTGCTGCGCGTCCTGCTTTGGCGCCTCGTCCGGCGCCGCGATCCGCACGAAATGATGGTCGCGATTGACCAGCAAGGCTTTGACCTCATCGGCATCTGTGACCAGCTGGCCCTTCTCATAGGCGCCGAACGGATGCACGCAGATCAGGTGATAGGGCATGAGGCCACCTCTCGTTGTCCTTAAGCGATCGCGATAGCACGGGTCGCGTTGGTCTGATCGAGGATCGACGTTTCGGTCGCAGTGATGACGTAGCCGGTGAACTGCTCAACGGTCGCGTACTCGACGTCGTAGACGAGATCGCGCCGATAGATCGTCTGGCTCTGCTGCTCGTCGAGCACGTTGGTGCGGCTATAGATGACGAGCGCCTGCGAGGTGTCCGGCATCGCGACCTTGGTGGTCTGTTTCAGCGCGTTGTCGATTGCGGCCGCAAGCGCAGAGCGCACGCTGTGGGTCGGCGCCCACACCGTCACCATCACCGCATGCTTCTGGCGATGGGTGACCTTGCCGAGGACTGCGGTCGCGCCCTGCCGGACCACGAGATACGCCTGCGCCGGGATCGTCAGCGTCGTCGCGTCCGATGTCGCCGACGGATAGTCGCCCTGGGCTTGCGCAGCGAGCGCCGCGAGCAGCGCCTGCGTGGTCGCGCCGGACGCGGAATAGACATGCGCGTTGTCGGCGACGACCGTCAGATACTCGCCGGCGAGCGGCTGGCCGGTGATGGTGACGACGTTGCCTGCGAGTGAGAACGCGAGCCCGTAAGCCGGCGGCGTGATGGTGTAGGTTTCGTCGAGGATCTGATAGACCGCAACGCCCGTGCCGTGCAGCGGAAACACCGAGACATTGGCGACGACCCCGCCCGGCCGCGCCACCGGTTTCGGCGGCGTCCCCGCGAGCATCTGGCCCGCCATGTCGCGGTCGAGCTGGTCCGGATTCGGCCAGCCCTCATAAATCCGGCAATCGACGGCGGCGACCGATGGCTGCGCGGTGCCGTTCGGATAAACCGCACTGGCTGCGGCCTGCGCCAGATAGGCGGTGACATCCGACAGATCGGCCATGGGTCACGCCTCAAGCCGGATGCAGACCAGCGCATAGCCTAAGATATTCCAGTAGGCCTGGCCGACCTCGTAGCGGTAGCCTTCGTCGTCGACGATGATGTCGCGGTCGCGCACCGCGCCCTTCGGCAAGGCGGACAGCGGGATGTAGATGCGCCAGGTCGGCGCGAACACCGCATCCTGCGGCAGCGCGGTGTCGCGCTTGCGCCCGGTCTGCGCCGCCTGGATCGAGGCCGGGATGTTGGCGTAGAGCACCGTCTCGCCGGCGCTGCCTGAGCCCTGCTCGGCGCCGGAGTAGGCGGCAAGACCGATCGTGTCATCGGCTGTGCCGGCGTTCGATTTGACCCGATGCACGGCGACCAGGCGCGCGTAGATCGACACCATCGTTTCAGCTCGGCTGGCCGATCACCTGGTGCACCCAGCCGATCAGGGTCTGGTTGTCCGAGGTGCGGATCGTCGCGGTGATCCGGATCACGCCGGGCAAAAGGCCCTGCCACTGCTGCAGCACGGCCGCATTGGTGATGCCGCTGCCGCCTTGCGCGACCGCTGCGGTGCCGATCGAGGCGCCACCGACCGGCGTCGCGAACGGACTGCCGGTGGGCGGCTGGTCATTCGAGATCACGACCGAGACGATCGCGGCGATCGTCACGCCCGGTGGCAGCCATGCGGCAAAATCCACCGCGCCGGTGATGGTCTCCCCGACATCCATCTGCGACAGGTCGGGACCTTGCGGCATCGGCAACCCAAGGGTGGAAGCAAGCAGGCGCAGGGGAAGCGCACCGCCGAACGCGCGCTGCGAGGCTTGTGAAAAGAACAGCCGCCCGAGGACCGGCGCAACGAAGCGCGGATCGACGAACAGGCGCGACAGCCCGATCACAAGGCTGGCACGCTGCGGTGTTAAAGCGGCGGCAGCCGAAGTCCGAAGCGGGTTCGGCCAGTAGTAGGACGGCACCTGTCCCGCCGCGCCGAACAGCTGATCGAGGCCGTTCAACAGCATCGGCCGCTGGATGCTCAGCCGGTCATTGAGACCGACGCGCAGAAGCGGGTTCGGCCAGTCCCATTGTGCAAACGGCGGCGGCTGAACGAAAAGCGCCAGCGGCGCGCCGATGCCGAGCGGCTGTTGCCGGCCCGGCACCACTGGATTCGGCCAAAGGTACTGCGCGAAGGGCTGCGACAGCAGCGCCGGTGCGTTGGTTGCGAGCGTGCCGTCGCCTGACCACCATCCCCGGCGCGGATTCGGCCACGCATACTGCGCAAACGGTTGCGGCGCGACGCTTGGCGCAAGTAGAGCGAACGCAACAGGCGACGGCGGCGGCCACAACGGACGCGACGGGTTCGGCCATGCGAAGGCCGGGACCTGTCCCGGCGCGCCGTAGACCGTATCCTGCCCGATCAGCTGCAGCTGCGCAGCGCGGACGAAGCCGCGCAGTTCGAAAGCGAGCGGGCGAAGAAGCGGGTTCGGCCAGTCGTCCTGATTGAACGGGACCGCCTGCGGCACCAGTGGCAGTGCAAGCGTGGTGCCCTGGTTCTGCGCCTGCGGTCGGCTCGGCAGCCGCGCCGGATTTGGAAAATCGTATCCCGGGACCTCACCGGGCGCGCCGAACAACCGATCCTGACCGATCAATTGGATGTCGGTCGGCTTGACGTGCGACTTCAGGCTGGCCGCGATCCGCGGCGGAAACGGGTTCGGCCAGTCATCCTGGTTGAACGGCGGAAGTGGGACGAGCAGCAGCGCGGGATTGATCGGCTGCTGCGACGCATCCTGCACCCGCCGGACCACGGGCATCGGCCAGGAATAGGCCGGCACTTCACCGGGGCTCCCGTAGACGCGATCCTGGCCGAGAATCTGGACGCCGGAGCCATCGACAAAGCTGCGCAGCTCAACCGGATAGGCTTTTGGAGTCGGGTTCGGCCAGTCGTAGGTTTTGGTTTCGCCCGGCGCGCCGAACAACTGATCCTGGCCGATCAGCTGGACTTCGGCGGCATTGAAGAAATTGCGCAGCTCCGGCGCGTAAGCGAGCCTCAGAGGATCGGGCAGGATCGGCGGCACGAACGGCGCCGCGACCGCCTGGGTATAGGTGATGACGATGAGGCCTTGCGCACCGGCCCCGCCGCGGCGGCCGCCCGCGCCACCGCCATAGAGACCCGCGGCCGGCGCCGTGCCAGTCGAGGACGAGCCGCCCGCGCCACCGCCAGAGCCGTGCGAGGCATCGAACTCGGTGCCATTGCCGCCGGCGCCGCCCTGCGACACGCCGGTCGAGGAGACACCGCCGCCGCCACCGCCATTGGTGCCGGCGACACCCGGATCGCCCGCCGCGCCGCCGCCGGTGCCGGCATTGTTGTTGCCGCCAGCGCCGCCGACGGGACCCGGCGCACCGTTGCCGCCCGCCGACCCGCCGCCATTGCCGCCACCGCCACCGGCGCCCTCGCCGGCCGTGGTGCCGGCCGCGCCGCCATTGCCGCCCGCGCCGAGCGGACCTGCCGCGCCGCCACCGCCGCCGGAATCACCGCCGGAGGTGCCATTGCCACCGGCACCGCCGGAGAACTTCGTGGTGCCGACGGAGCTCGCCGCAGCGCCGCCCGCGCCGCCTGTCTGGGTGGCATTGACCCGGCCGCCCTGCGCAGCGCAGGACTGAGCCGAGCCGTTGGTGACGGCATTGGCGAGCGAGGTGGCATTCCACCAGGTGGCGCCACCGTTCGCGCCACCCGCGCCGGTACCGATGCCGACGTTGATGACAGTGACGCCCGCGATCAGCGGCGTCGTGGTCGTCGTGATCTTGGAATAGGCGCCGCCACCGCCGCCGCCGGTGCCGGCGCCGGCGACATTGCCGCCGCCGGCACCGATGCATTCGACCGAGACCAGCGCGCCGAAGTCAGCCGGCACCGTCCACGTCGTGCCCGACGTGAGAAAGACGGTTACGGTTGCCATCGGCCCTCCACCCGCCGCGTCACGGCGGGCTCATCACCCGGCTAGAGCGGCTCGTAGATCATGTGGGCGCCGAGCGCGCCCGGCGTGCCACCGGTGAAGGCCGACAGCGAGACCTCGCCGAGCGAAGCGGTATTGCCGATGATGGAAATCTCTTCGCCGGGGGCCGCGAGCCAGCGCACGATGCCGCCAAAGGCGTTGAACGACAGGTTCAACAGATGCGCCGTGGCCGAGCGCTGCGGCTTCGTGGTGTTGGTGTTGCCGGTCAACGGGGGTGCTGCGAGCGCCGCGGTCGAGGCATCGAGCGGCGTGTCGGTTTGACCGGTGCCGAGCGAGTTGGTCGCAGCCACCGTGGAGTCGCGCGACAGCAGCATGTTGGTCGGCGACGACGCGCCGGCCTGGCCTCCCAGAAAGACTTCGAGGATGTTGACACGCTGGGTGCCCGAACCGCCCTGCACCAGCGCCGGATAAGTGCCATCCGCGAGATTCGTGGTATCGGCGGTCGCCGTCGGCGTGATCGTCGTGATCGAGACTGAGCGCTTGGCCATGATGCTCTCCTAGCAATCAGAGGATGAGGGACGGTCGCGACAAGGCCTGATCGACCTCATCCATGACCTGCTTGAAGGTCTTGCAGGCGCCGCCCATCGCGACGCGACGCGCTTCACATTCGTCACAGATGTAGTGGTCGCACTTCGGGCAGTACGCGCGCTCACGTGTCCGCAGCGGATTGACGATAACGACGCGCTGACAATGCGAGCAGGTGATGGTCGGGGCCTCGAAGGTGCGGCCGGCCGCAACCGGCGGCGCGTTGCCGTTGCCAGTCGCGATCTCGCGCGCAACGCCCGGCGCCGCCGAGTGGTCGACCAGCAGATAGCCTTCGAGCGCGCGCTTCGAGAACAGCGACATGCTTCACCCTTCAGAACACGGTCTTGGCCTTGTAAGGATCGAGCAGCGTGCGGGTATCGTCGTCGATCACGCTCGCCATGAAGCGCTGGATCCGGGTGTCGCCGGCGGCGATCAGGTTGATCGCGCCGCCGAACTGCGAACTCTGCAGGATGCCGCCTGCGATATTGACCGTGGCACGGATGATCGGGTCGGGCAGTTGGCCTGCCAGAAAGCCCGCGATGTACTTGATGCGAACATCCGAATAGTAGGCCATCAGCATGCCGGCCGGCACCCAGAGCTCGGACGTTGCGTTCGACCACGAGCACTGCTGGGTCGGGATCGGTATCCACTGCGGCGGCCCGCCGAAGGTCTGCACCGCCGCGAGCAGGTTCATTTCCTGGTAGAGGCCACCGACCTGGTCGGAGCGACGGCCATAGGCGTAGCGGCCGAGCAGCGATAGCACGTTGACGATCGGCCCCTCAGACACGCGGACGATCGAGCGCTTTGACGGCGCGTTGCGATCCTCCGCCAGCACGAGGCCGCGCTGCGCTGACGCACCGGAATTGTGGGCAAACTGAACGTTGGTGAAGGTGAGCTGGTTCGGCGCGGTTGCCGCCGTCACCGTGACCGCTTCGCGCGCGGCGGGATTGGCTGCATCCAGCACCAGCACGTCGCCGACCATGTCGGGCCGCACGAACTGTTGCGTGACGGTCGCCGCGACATTGCTGCCGGGCGCGATCGAAGTCTGCAGCGTCAGTGTCAGGTCCGGCTGGGCGGCGACCATCGCGCACGGGTTGCCGTTGGCGTCGAGCTCGTAGACGAGGCCCTTCGGTCGCTTCAGGTAGACGTCGACCAGCGCGGAGGCCTGCGCCGCGAGCCCGTTGGGCAGCGGCGACGGCAGGCCAAAGCCATCGGTGACGCCGGCGAGATAGTTCGATCCCATCGGTTCACGAGGCGTTCAACAGCAGCGCGAAATTCGACAGCGTCGCGGTCGAGGCGCCGGTATTCGTGATCTTCAGCATGAAGCTCTGGAACGGCAGATTGTCGGCGCCGGCATTGACGACGGCCGGCGTGCCGCCGGTGATGGCAGTGGAGAGCGGCGCGCCCTGCGCAACCTGCCCCGCCGCGTCGATATAGCGCTGGATCGAAATCTGGCCGTTCTGAGTCGAGGTGACCGCGGCGGCAATCATCTTGAAGCCATCAGCCGGCAGCACGGGCGAGGTATAGTTGCCGGACGCCGCAATGGTCGCGGGCAGCGCCAGCTCGCCGGCCGTAGACAGATCGGCCTGCGCGATCGGACCCTGCGCGACCGGCTCCCAGTATTGCGTGTTGATCTCGTTCGAGACGCGGGGCATCAGCTCTCATCCCACGAGAAAGTGGTGCGGCAGGATCAGCGTCGTCTTCGAGGCCAGGCCGTGCGCGAGCAGATAGCGGCCGATATTGTCCGGTACCTCGGCGCGACCATAGGTGAACTCGACCTGCATCTCACGCGGCTCATTGGTTTCGGTCACCCACTCGGCGGGCATCTCGGCGCCTTCGAGGTGACGCGCCGGACAGATCGCGAGCACGAACGATTTCTGCGCGCGCGCCTTTTCGCCAGTGGCGTACACGATCATGACGCCTCATCCTTGCACAAGGATCAAGCAGAACGGCAGCCCGCGCCTCTTGGCGCGGGCTGATCTCAGCATTCAGATGCGTGTTCTAAGGCCGCACCACCTGCACGAGGCGATGGGCATAGCCCGCGCCCTTGGCGATCAGGGCATCGAACATCACCGCGACGTACTGGCCCTGCAACCCGGACAGCAGGCCGAGCTGGAACAGGCGCGGCTGCAGATTGCCGTCACCGCCGTGGATCACCGGCATCTCGATGTCCTTCTCGGTGACGATCACGGCGTAATAGCCCTTCATGCCGGTCGGTACCGCCGAGAAGCCGTAGGCCGCGGTCCCCGCCGCGGTCTGCGCCGCCGCGAGGAACGGATCGACGATCAGCGGGATCGGCCCGACCTGGGTCTGTAGCGTGCGCACGACGACGCCGGCGGTGACCTCGACCTTGTCGAAGGTCAGTTGCGCCGCCTTGGCCTCGCGGTCGATGTAGTCGCCGAGGATCGGGTCGATGTAGATCGCGGTCGGCTTGATCACGTAGGTGGTGTTGGCCGCCATCTGCGCGACCTGGGCTTTCAGGCCGTCGATGATGGAGGCGCCCTGCGCGACCTGACCGGTGGTCGTGATCTGCGTGAGCAGCGAGACGTACTGCGTCGTGGTCGGCGAGGTCAGCGAGGTATCGGTGCCCGTCCAGACCGAAGTGGCCGACAGCACGATGATCGAGTTGACGATATCCTCGATATCCTTCGCCTCGACGTAGGCGAACTGGCCCTGCTGCCGGGTGACATCGACATCGAACAGCGAGAGGTTGGTCTGGTTGACCAGCGCCTTGATCATCGCCGAGCGTTCGACGCGGGTCGGACCGGTCGCCGTCGGGCTGATGTTGCGCGGGTCCGTGAAGGCCGCACTCGCGATCGCGGTCTGCTCGAAATAGCGATGCGGGTGACCGGTGGCCGGCCGGCGATCGACCCGCTGCAGGAAGACCGAGTTGCGGCGGATGATATCGTAGATCTCGTTCTCGTACTTGTTGATCTCGATCGCGCCGTTGCCGAGGAAGTCGGCCGCAGCCTGCATGGTGTCGGTGAAACGGGCCGCCTGGATCTGGCTCATGATGGGTCTCTGTCCTTTCCCGTTTCTTTCGTTACAGCGCGCCGACGCGGCTGAGCTCATTCTTGAGCGTGAGCCGCTGCGTCAGGCTGAGGTTGGCGGCCTTCAGCGCGTCATCGACCTTGGCAATCGACAGTTTGGTTTCGCCCTCCGGCAGGCTCAGATTGGCCTTGGCGAGCAACGTCGTGATCGCAGGCGACAGCGTCTTGCGCTCCGGCGCCACCGTCTCCTTGCGCGCCGCGGCCTTCAGATCGGCGATCTGGGTGTTGGCGCTCTTGAGCTGCTCGGTGAGCGGTGCGGTCGCGGCCTCCACGGCCTTCTTGACGGCCGCCTCGACATCCACATCGCCCGGCTTCGCCGCTGCGCTATAGGGATAGTCGTGATCACGGAAGATGTGCGGCACGCGGCCGATCGCGGCCTCAGCGCGCATCGCAGATGCCATCCGCCGCAGCACATGGACGTGGCCGGAGCTCGCGGCGCAGCCGATGCCGTCGCCTTCCATCGCGGCGGCAACCTGCTCCAGCGATTTGGCGTGCGGCTCGACCTTGCCGATCGTCACGCGATTGGCTTCCAGCTTGTCGCTCGCGTCCTTCGCTTCGGCCTCGATCTTGTCCAGCCGATCGGTGACCGGCTTCAAGGCGCTGGTCAGGCTTTCGCCGAGCAGCGCCTGCAGTTCCTCTTTCGTCATATCAAGCTCCTGGGCAGCGTTGGCTGCGAGCGAGGTGGTCTGATAGGCGGCCTTGTCCTTGCGCAGGATCGCGGCGCCGGTGAACGCCAGCTCGGTTATCGTGAGCACGTCGGCGGCCGGGTCGGAGACGACGATCCGTTGCGCTTCGAACGAGAAGCCCAGCACGGCCTGCGTCGCCTTGATGGTCGCGGCGATCTCGGGGAAATCGGCGGCGTAGATGAAGCCCTCGACCACGATCGCGTTGCCCTCGATCTGGGCGGACGTGATCAGGCCGATCTTGGCCTGGGTGTCATGGCCGTCGAACGCCGGGGTAAAATCGACGGCCATGCCGAGCAGCGAGGCGAGCGCGTTGGCGGCCGCCTCCGAAGTCACGACGATGCGACGCCCCCCGGAGCCTCCGGGCGGCTCGTCGCTCATCTCGTCAAGGCGCACGAGCACACCGGAGAACGGCATCTTGTTGGGATGGCCGTCGTCCGGCGCGATGTTCAGCGCCATGGCGTCGAGGCGCAGCGCCCTCACCTTGTGCCAGTCGGCCGTGTCGAGACCGAGCTCGTGTGCGCGCTTGAGGATGCGTTGCCGCGCCGCCGAGCGTTCCTGCGGGGTCAGCCCCTGGGTGCGGTCGACCATGTCCCAGGCGAGCCGCGTATGGCGCTCGTCGTGGATCGGCAGCTTGCGCTTGCCGGGCACCGCGAAGTGCTCGCCCGGCAGGGCGTCGCGGGCTTTCTTGTCAAGCTTGTCGGCCGCGAGTGGCATCGGCTCAGATATCCTTCAACAGCCGCGCAAGCTGGCCTGTGAGCGCAGCACTGGCGGAGGCGTCGATCGCGCGCGGCAGCGCGTTGCGCAGCTCCTCGAGCCGCTGGATCGCGCTCTCGAGATGACCGGCTTCGACAAAGCGCCCGGCAAGCGACAGCGCGCGCGCCTCGCGCTTCATTTGCGCCGCGAGTGCACTCGGCATCCGATCGGCGCGGGCGGCGGCATGAGCAAGGCGCTGGGCCATCGATCACCTCACGCCCGATCGGTGTTCTGCCAAGATGCCTGTGGCTCGCCATCGGGCGAAGCCGGCAAAGGGCCGCCATTGGTTCCCTTGAGGCTGGTGATCAGGCTATCGACATCGGCGAGCGCCTGATCGGCGGCATCGAGTTCCTTGTGCGCAGAGGCGAAGCTTTCAGAGCTATGCCCTTCCGTCGCGTCGATCCGCTTCAGCAATTTGTCGGCGCGGTCATCGAGCGCGTGGTTGAGCTTCGCCATGGCCGGCGCGATGCTGCGCAGTTTCGGATTCATCGGTGGCCGCCTCAGCATTTTGATTTCGTAGATCAGCCGCTCGCGCTGCAGCCGGGCATGCCAGATCAGGACCGCCGCACAGAGCCGATCCACGTCAGCGCACAGCGACGCGCACGCTCAGTGTCGTCGCCTGATAGCGACCGGTCGCCGTCACGGCGGCCCGCAACTGATTGCCGAGCACCCCGTCATTGACGCCTTCGACCGCAAGCGGCGCATAGGCCGTGATCTTTTTCGACAGCAGACCTTCGAGGTTGCAGTGCTTGACGACCGAGGCCTTGGCGAAGTCGAAGCGCGCGATATCGCGCCAGGTGACACCGTCATCGAACGTCGTCTGCACGATCGCGCCGACCACGCCGGCGCCGGCGCCATAGGCAAAACTCGCTTCGATCGTGATCGCGGTCAGTCCATCGAGACCGCTGCGCACGGGCCCGATCGCATTGTCATCACCGGTGATCGGTTGGTCCAATAGCGTAAACACACTCGCCCGACGCGGAGCAAGGGTCGCAGCCTTCGCAGGCGAGGCGGGCAGCGCCGCTGCGATCGTCGCCAGCGTGGTGCGGAGCTCGGCGAACTGCTGGTTGGCGGTCACGCTGAGCCCGTTGAGATCGACACCGCCAGCGCTGGCGTGCCGCAGCGCCGCGGCGTCAAAGCCGTCCATGTGAGTTAGCCGAGGACCACCACGTCGAACGTGCTGGCGGCGAGCGTGTTGGCCGCAAGCCGCGGCGTCAGCACGACGTTGAAGCCATTCGCGGTCTTGCCCGAGACGTAAGCCGTCGCGTCCTGGTTCGGTTGCACCAGCACGGTGTAGCTCGGCGGCAACGGCTCGGCGAAGGTCACCGCGGTGGTGACGGATTGACCCGCGCCGCCGCCGGCGAGATTGGCGAGGCCGATCTGCACGCCGACGATCAGGCGATCGGTGAACGCCTGGCTCGAGCCGTCAAGTTGCGCAACGGTGTGCTTCTGCAGCATGATATCAAGCGTCCTTCTCGCGCTTCGGCTTCGCCGCGTCGTTCGACGCCGGCAGATCGGGGTCATCAACTTGGGCTGCGCCGCGCGCCGCCTGCTTGGCGATCTCGACATCGGCGGCGAGCATGTCGGAAAACGGATTGTCGCTTTTCGCGATGCCGCGCCGCTCGCGGTACTCGTTCGGCGTCAGCGCGTTGTTTTCGTATTCGAGCCTGTAGGTCTCGGCGAGCGCCTTCTCGTCTTCCTGCTCAATGCCGAGGAACTGAAACTGCAGCTGCGAAAAGCCGAGCTTGCCGTGCAGCGCCTCGCGCGTCAGATGCGAGGCGATCAGATGCGCGTAGGGCTTGATGGTCGCGGCGCGATCGCGATCCTGCGCGGTCTCCGACGTGTTGCGGTTGACATCGCGCTCGATGCCGAGGTTTTGCGGCGAGAGATCGAAGGCGGTCGCGATCTCGCGGATCAGGAACTCCTGGTATTTCAGGTAGAGACCGCCGTCGCCTTCGGGATAGAACCGCAGCACCGAGGGCCCGCGGGCCTTGCCGTCGGAGCGATGGTCGCCCATCGCCCAGATCGGCATGTTGCCCTGACCCTCGACCTCGTTCCGCCAGTATTGCCGGAACGACTGCAGCATTTCCGTGCTCGCGCCCTCGCCGAGATCGAGCCCGATCGACGGCCGCGCATTGGTCGCGACATTGCCGGCGAATTCGCCGACGCCGAGCGCGCGCGACACCGAGTTGAACGCAATCTCAAGCGGGCCGAGGCCGAACGGCGTCGCCGAACTCGGATTCGGGCGGATATAGATCAACTCGTCGTTGCGCAGCATGACCTGCTGGCCGAAGCCATTGCCGACGAAGTTGCCGTAGCCGACGATCTGGACGTAACGCGCTTCGTTCCGCCCCCCAGCCCAGCCCGGGAAGATCTGGATCGTCAGCCCGTCGACGGGCCACAGCCACAGCGGTCGCAGTTCGTCGCCGGACAGCTGCATCTCGACCGCGCCGGCGCCGAGCAGGATGTCTTCGGTGATCTGCTCAAACAGGGTCCGCGCCGAGTCGTCCGTGTTGGGATGATCGATGCAGTACGATGCGATCTCGATCTGACGCTCGAGCTCGGCGTTGAGCTCGACGCCCTTCAGCGGCACAATCTCCCAGTCGAGCAGCGCGATCGGATTCTTGATCGCGTTGATCGCGCGCCGCGCATACGGCGTGCGAGCAAAGTAGCGCAGGTTGCGCGGCGTCGGCTTATAGACAATCCGGCGGGTTGCGCCGGTGTTGCCCATCTGCACGAGGTTGGGAAACGCCACCGTGTCGCGCGGCGGCTCGTGGCGCGGCCGGCCGGGCCTTCGGCCCTTGAAGTAGTCCAGCAGCGCCATGCGAAGCCTATCCGAACAACAGCCGCGGCGCCTGCGCCTCCAGCATCAGGTGGCTTAAGGCCCAGATCAGCGCATCGGCGCGGTCCGGCGAGCGCTCGCCCGAATAGCCCGCCGTGGTGAACATGCAGAGCTGGTCTTCGAGGTCGGGCAAGCGCCCGACATGGCGAACCCGGTCGATCTTGTCTTCGTAGAGCGCGGCGATCGGCTCGGCCCGCACGTGCTTGCCGCGCGATGCGCGCACCTCGACGAAGCGCACCAGTGGGTCCTGGGTGCGGATGGTCTCCTCGACCATGGCCCCGCCGAAATTGAACTCGCCGAGGATCGCATCGGCCTGGTGGCGATGATAGGCCTCGACCGCGCGGCGCGCCCAGCCGGCCGGTCCCATCCGGCAAGACAGGTCTTCCAGCACATAGGCGCGGCCATCGACGCCGAGCCCGACCACGACGATGCCGATCTCGTCAGATCGCTTATCCTCTTCGCCGCGCGCCCCCGATGGATCGACCGCGACGACGACGCGGGCGAGCTGCGGCAGGTCGAGCGGGTCGCAGCGGATCGCCGCGAGGCGATCATAGGTCCAGAGCGAATTCTCGACCTCGTCGATGTAAACGCCTTCGTAGAACCGCTTGCGCTGCCGCTCCGGCAGATGGGTCAGCGATTGCAGATACTCGTCGGTGAGGTTGTCGCGGTTGCCTTCCGGATTGAGAAACATCCGCTGATAGTCGTCGCCGTTCGTAAGCGGCTCGCGCGACAAAGGATCGCGCTTCTCGCCGAACAGGCGGTTGGTCCAATGGCCGCGCCCGACCGGGTTGAGGTCGTAGTAGGCGCGCTGCTTCAGATACGGCACGACCTGCGCGAGGCGGGTCAGCACCACCAGCACCGACGCGTAGGGAATCTCGGAACATTCGCAGAGATAGATCGTCGCGAACTCGCGGCCGAGAATCTTGTCGACGCGTTCCTTGTCGTCGAGGCCGCCGATCCAGAGCTCCGAGTCGTTCGGCAGCAGGAAGTAGCCGTCCTGCCGCTTCTCGCGGAGCTTGACGCCGGGAAAGCAGCTCTTGAACACCTTCGGCAGGGTGTCGAGCGCGACCGAGGTGCGGGCCGCGTTGGCGCGAAAGCGCAGGATCGCGTGCCGGGAGCTCGGCGCCCGCAACGCGCGGATCGCAATCGCGCGCACCAGAAGCGTGGTCTTGCCGCTCCGCGCGCCGCCGACCAGACAGGTATGGCGCTGCGGTCCGGCGAGCAGGCTCTGCGCCTGCTCCTGATCGGCAGTGAGCCTAAAGCTTCGCCTCGGTTGGAGTGATGGTGACGAGCGGGAGTGGACCTCCATCCGGGCCAGACCCTTCGAATCGTTCTTTCCAGATGCCGGCGATCTTCGCTTTCGCGACCGATGCGCTGACCGCCGCAGCCGGTGCCATCACCTTCGAGGACAGCGCGAGCCTGCGCGCCTCCTCGAGCTCGAGGAGAATCGAGCCGGCCGAGACCTCGGCGAGGGCGGCGCCGGCGCGCTGCAACTCGGCGACGCGGACGCGGATGTGCGGATGCTGGCAGAACTTGCGGGCATTCGCCTTGAACGACGATCCGGTCGGATCGTAGCCCGCGATCTCGGCGGCTTCTTCAAACAGCGTGCGGCCCGCCGTGTGCTTGCCCGCCGCCAGATGCTGTGCCGCGTTCTCCCAGCGCGGATCGCGCAGGGCACCCATCGTTCACGTCCCGGAAAAAGAGTCCGTCCGAGTCCACTTGGACTCATTCATGCCACAATCGCGGAAGGCGCGGCACCCCGATCGACATCGGTTCTGAAACGATCGCCTGCGATCGTTGTCACGCGACCCCGGAAGGGTACAGCCTCACCGTGATCGACGCGGTCTGACGCTTTCTCAAGAAGGCGCCATCAGTGCTTCGAGCGGTAGCGATGATTCGGGCCTTGCGGCAAGCACCGCAGGCTGGCGTCCACTGTTGTAATATTTCGTGATTGGACTATCATATATCGCTGCGATATATTCAAATCATCGGCAAGCGAGCTGATGACCCCGCGGCTAGGGTGACAGGCCGCCGATCTAAGGAGGATCGACCGATGACCACTCAGAAAGAAATCGCTTCCAGCCTCGATCTCGCTTCCCTCCGGGCCGGCTCTTATGGCGCCACCAGGAAGCAGGTCTGGTTTCTCGCCGGCCTGATTGCCAAGGCCGGCGAAGAAGCCTCCGGCGTGATCGAGAGCGGCATGCTGACCTCTCGCAACGCATCGTTCTACATCGGCCGCTATCTCGCCGACCAGAAGAAGGCCGCCTGAGCGATGACAACGCCCTTTACCTCAGCCGAATTGATTGCCGCCGCCAAGGCTTACATGGCTGCCGAGGCCAAGATCATGACCGAGCGCCCGGACGGGTGGCCGCGCGCGGCTTGGCGTTCCCGCAACGCCGACAAGCTACCGCCGACCTCGTTTCAGGCGAAGTGCGGGCGCGTCAAATGTCGGCTCGAATTCTCGGCCAACAACGGCAACCCTTATGACCTGTGGGTGTGGGCCGCGTCAAAGCGCAACAAGCTTTTGCGCCAGATCGACCTGCGAGCACCTGACGCCGACCAGAAGCTTGCCGATTTTGAACGGCTCTGAAACGAGAAGGGGCATCCCGCAGGATGCCCCATTTTGTGGGCAACCGCAACCCTACAACCCGCGACGAACGTCGGAGCCGAAGGCTATCACGATCGCTCGCAACCGCAACCACTCTCTAACGCTCATCAGTAGAGCAATAGCCCGATGAAGCTACGCCACGACTGGGAGCACGACAAGCGCGATTTTTCGACATGCCTCAAAGAGTGGGCGCAGCAGGTCGGATCGCGCCAGCAGGCGGCGGATGAACTCAGGGTGCCGATCAACAGCCTCAACATGTGGTGCGCCGGCCGCACCTGCGAGCGCGAGCAGAGCCTGCGCAGGCTGATGACGCTAATCCGCGTCTAAACCCGATCGATCTGGTGCTGAAACACTGAGACCGGCGTCTTGCGGCCCATCAGTTCCACCTCCACCACGATCCGGCCGCCACGTTCGAGCTTTGCCACCGTGCCTGTCGGCCAGCGGCCGTGCATGTCGTCGGCAAAGCGCACGTGATCACCCGGTACAAAGCGATGCGCGGCGCCCTTCGGGGATGGCGTGTTCTGCGCCGTCTCGATGCGGCGGATGATGGCGATGTCGTCCTCGCGCAGGAAGAGCGGATCCCCGGAAAACGTGCGGACGAAATTGATCGCGCCGGTGATGCGCTCGATCAGCCCCTCGAAATCCTCAACCTGCGAACCCGGCGAGAACAGATAGCCCGGCACGATGCCGCACACGATCACCTTCGGCACCGCGCGACCGTTCCTCCGTGCGCGGGTTGCGATGATCTTCTCGTAATTCGGCCAGTACGCCCGCACGCCGTTGCGGCGGAAGCTATCGACGGCCTCGAGCTCGTGACCGGGCCGCGCCAGCACCATGTACCAGCGGCGATCCTCGGTGGCCGAACCGATTGGCCGGGTATCCATCCCGAGCGCTTGTTCGCGAACTTCGGCCAGATTGCCGCACGTTTCCCCCATCAGCATTGTCATCCTCTCGCTTGCTCGCTCAGAAAGGCCTCGTCATCGGCACTCATCAGCGTCGCCGGCGGCCCCGTCGTGTAGAGCTTGCCGTCGACCGAGGGCGGCCATGGCCAGGGCGCGCGATCGCCGGATTTAAGCGGGCGCCGCGCGACCGCGACCGCCTCGCGCAGCAGCGCGTCCCAGGCGCCGGCCTGCTGATGATCGAGCACGATCCAGCCGTCCTTCGGCCCGGCTTCGGCCAGCGCCAGCAACCGCGGGGTCACCGCTTTGCGGTACGAAATTGCGCCGGCGCGCTTCATCACGCCGTGGAAGAACGACCCCTTGCCGGCCACGTCGTAGAGCACGCCGATCGCCTTGGCTTCCGTGGAGTCGAGCGGATAGGTTTTCGGGGTGCCCTGCTCGGGCTTGGCCTCAAGCAGCGTCCAGCGCTTTTCGGTCAGGTAGGTCGATCCAGCGGGAACGCCCTTGCGCCCAAGCCGTTTCAGCCCGTCGAGGAACGGCCCGATGCCCTCCAGCGCCGCCTTCTGCTCGTCATCGCTCAACGCTGCGGCGGCGTAGGCGACGCGCTGACGGTCATCGAACGGCGCCGACGGCCACCGCGCCTCGAAATCGACGATGAACCTCGCCGTGTGATCCTTCCGCTCGCGCGCGCGCGCATCTCTCTCACGTTCAAGAGGGGGTCGTTCTAAGGGGTCGTTCTTGGTGCCCACGTATGGCTGGGCACCCGTGCCCACGTATGGCTGGGCACCCGGGTGCCCATCTGGCTGGGCACCCTGTGACGCAGTGTCGGCCTCGCCGCGATCGTCATCGCCGTCGTCTGCGGGGGTGCCCACCTGTGGGCACCCCTCCGCTTGCGATGCACTTTCCGCATGGCTTTCGCCATCACGAGTCGCTGCCTCCCAGACGTAGTCGTCGCGGTCGAGCCGCACGCGATAGGCATAGCTTGCGCTCGGCTGCGTCGCCTCATCGACGCTTGTGCCGCGCCGCTTCTTTTCGACCCAACCGGCCTCGATCAGCCGCTCAAGCGAGCGCTGCACCGACGACCGGCCGCAATCGAGTTCGGCCGCCATCTTGACCTGGCTCCGCGCGCACCAGCCCTGCCGGTCGATGTGACGGCCGAGCAGACAGAGCACCTGCAGGTCGCGGGGCTCGAGGCGTCGATCGGTGACGGCGCCGGCTGGAATGATCGAGAGTCGAATGCTCACGTTGCGGTCACCTCTCCCCCGTGCATTTGAGCGCGGGCCCTTCGCATTGTTCGCTTGCGCCTTGCGTTCGCCGCCATTCGCGCCAGTGCTGCCCGTCCGGGCCGTGCACGGTGACCTTGACCGCGCCGCAGGTCAGGCAGACCCGCTCGGTCTGCGGATAGCGGCAGCGCGCCGGATCAGCCGGGGCCGACACCGGCTCGCCGAACAGGTGTTCGCCCTCGCGCAGCGACCGGTGCAGCGGCAGGCTTGCGATCTCGCTCATCGCTCCCTCCCGTCATCGTGCGTCGTGGCGAGCCGGTCGAGCGCCGAATATCCGGGCGGCGGATCGCCCAGCACCACCTGGGTCAGGGTGCGCCTGGTCGCGGCGCGGGCGCGGTGCTCGCGATCGACCAGGAGCTCGGGCGGCGCGCGCTTCGCCTCCAGCGAGCCGAGACCGCGGATCATCGGCGCGCCGAACGACGGCCCGTGATCCGACAACCGCCGTGCGACCGACCAGGTCTTGCGGTCGATCCGCGCCGCGATGTTGTGGATCACCCGCTCGCGCAAGCCGCGCGGCGGATCGCTGCCATAGACATCGGAGACCTCGCGCTGCCAGATCTCGGCAGCGAGCGCGATCTGCTCTGCAGTCCATTCCTCGCGCTTGGACTTGACGATGACACGATGGGTCATGTGCGCCCCCTCAGCATGGTCAGCACGCCTTCCATGTGCTGCTTGGCCGCCGCATCGGCATCGCGGCGGTCGTCGTCGCTCTCGGCCCGATCCGACATCAGACCGGTGAACTGGCTCGCCTTCAGATTGAGCGTCGACATCACGAAAGGATCGGTGCCGAGATCGGTGACGAGATAGTAGGCAAGCACGCTGTCGCGCTGGCCCATGCGATGCGCGCGGTCTTCCGCCTGGCGATGGATCGCCGGCGACCAGTCCAGTTCCGCGAACACCACGACGCGGGCCCGCTTCTGCAAGCCGTCAATGCCGGTCGCGGCCCTGAGCGAGATCAGACAGAGGTTGGTCTCGCCATTGGCGAAGGCAGTGACCGCGGCATCTTTTTGCGACTTGTCCTGCCGACCGGTGATGCACACCGGCTTGAACTCTTCCAGCGCTTCGAGAACGCCATCGGTGACGGCATGATGGTGCAGGAACACGAGCGTCGGCTCCTCTGCCTCCATCAGCCCGCGCAGGAAGCCGATCACCGCCGGCAGCTTCGCCATCGCGGTCGCACGGCGCGTCATCTGGATGGCTTCGGCCTCCATCCGGGCCCGGTCGAACGGACTCTCGATCGCCGCCGCCTCCCTGGCGAGAGCGGCAGCGCGGGTGACAAGATCGGCGAAGATTTCCTTGTCGCCATCGATCGGCTCGATCACCCTGCGTTTCGCCGGCAGCTCGAGGTTCACCTCTTCCTTACGCCGCCGCAGCATCAGCTTGCGCTCGCGCAGGTACTGGCCAAGCACCTCCGGATCGGTCACCACCAGCTTGCCGGCGACGTAGCCGCACCAGTCGCGCTCGAAGGACGCGCGCGTGCCGAGCGAGCCGCGACACAGCGCATTCATCACGCTGTGCATCTCGATGCCGTGGTTGTAGATCGGCGTTCCGGAGAGGCCCGCGACGTTGTCGGCCGCGCGCGCGATCAGCGTGCAGGCCTCGTGCTTGCGCGTGTTGGGGTGGCGCAGTTCCTGGCATTCGTCGAAGATCACGGTCTTGATGCCGCGTTCGACCAGGAACTCGGCCCATGCGTGCAGCACGAGGTAGTGGACGATGTAGACATCCGCCTGCGGCGTCGAATCGAACCGCTTGGCACCGTTCAAAGCGACGACGCGGAGCCCATCGGCTGAGCGGCCCCCGAAATCAGCGCAGCGCATGAACTCGCCAATCTTGCGCTCCCAGTGCCGCTGGACATGGGGCTGGCAGACGATCACCGCCGGCCACTCGGCAATGCGGTCGAGGAAGGCGAAGGCCTGCACGGTCTTGCCGAGCCCCATGTCGTCGGCGAGAAGGCCCTTGCGCACCGCGCACAGAAAGGCGACGCCTTCGGTCTGGAACGGCAACAGCTTGCCGACGAAGTAGCGGCCAGCGGCGCTCGCCGGCGCGACCGATGACGCGATGTGACGCTCGGCGACCAACTGGCGGTAGAAGCGATCGAACATCGTGCGCGCCGCTTCGGTCATTCCGTGCGGGAAACGATGCAACAGCAACAACAACTCGTCGAACGAGCCAAGCGTCGCCGGGAACGAGATATGGCTCACGCTCGCATGGCTTTCCGAGCCGAACAGCTTGCGCGCCATGATCACCGCGTGCGGCGAGCCGGAAATCTTCCAACGCGGCCAGACCGGCGAATTCGGCTCCTCCGGCTCGGTATAGTCGAGCACGCCGACGGTCGCGGCCGTTGGCGGTCGCGTCAGCACGGCCGGCAGCAAATCGCTCGCATCGTCTCGCCACGCGAGTTGCTCGGCGGCAATCAGGAGGTCATCGTCCGACACAGAGGCAGGTCCGTCCATGCCCGTCAGATCATCCCGAGCGCGTGCAGGTAGGTTTCGAGGATGGTCTCGTGTTCCTGCCGCTCGTTGGCATCCTGCTTGCGCATCCGGATGATGGTGCGCAACGCCTTCGTGTCGTAGCCGTTGCCCTTGGCCTCGGCATAGATGTCGCGGATGTCTTCGTTGAGCGTCCGCTTTTCCTCTTCCAGCCGCTCGATCCGCTCGACGATCGATTTGAGCTGATCGCGCGCGAAGCTGGTCGAGGCACGCTCGACCGACGACGACTCAATCGTGGCAGTTTCGACCTGCATGAGTTTTTCCCCTGCACATGATGGTGATGACGCGGACGCAACAGAACGAAACAATACGTCAGCGCGCGAGCAGCGACGGCGCTTCCGCCGCCTGCTTTTCCTCGTGCGCCTGCAGCATCAGGTCGCCGGCTGCGACCTCGAACACGGGCCCGGCGTTCGAGAACCACTCGATCATCTTGGCCAGTACGAGGTAGCGCGCCATCTGGACCGACGGCGCCCGGCGGTACTTCTCGACCGCGCCGTTGACCGGCAGCAGCACGCGATAGATCGCAGCGGTCCCCTCACGCTCCGGCTCGATCACGCCGACGAGGTGAGTGCCGAGCATCACCTCGATGCGGCCAACCTGATCGATGATGAACGTCGCGGTATCCGCCGTCATTTCTGCCGCCTCGGATCGAGTGCCTGCGCGATCAGAATCTCCGCGACATCGGCCTCTGGCAGACACCATTCGCCGGCCCGCGCCTTCAGCCGTCGCCACGTCAACCGGTCAAGCGCAATGCGCAGCGCCTGGCGCCCGTCATGGGTCGCAAGCGGCTTGTCGGTCGGCAGTGTGAGAATGCGCGCGGTCATGCGGCAACCTCACGCGCCAAGGGCGAGGCGACGAAGAGCGCCTTGGTCGCGGCGCCGTCGGAGCCCTGATAAATCCGGAAGACATCGGCGAGATCGGTCACAGCCCAACCTCCTTCAGGAAGGTCTCAAGTCCGACAGGCGCTGCGGGCTCGTTGAAGTAGAGGCGGATCGCTTCCCAGAGTTTCAGTCGACGCGCTTCCATCCGTTGTTGGAGCTGGATTATTCGCGCGAGCGGGATGGTTCGCGCTTGGACGCGGCGCTCGACCAGCCGCAACATTCTGCGTTCGCGGCGGTTCAGCCGTTGATAGTCAGCACGCAACCGCTCCGGCAGCTTGCGCCAGCAGTTGCGGCAAATGATCTCCTCGCCCGGTTCGTACTCGGCCCGCGCGGTGCGGCGACAACTCAGGTTGATGCAGGGAAACCGATCGCTCACTCCTCACCCTCCCTCATGTCATCGCCGAGGGGGGGGGGATTGACGGCGTCAAACGCGGCAAGATCGAACAGCGGCGGTCCTTCAACGGAAAGTGCCGCTGTGTCATCGGGCTTGCGGGCCACGATCAGCGGCGGATTGCTGGGCCAACCGATCTCGAGTTCGATCGCGAAGCCCGCAGCGCGCAATTCGTCGACGAGGCAGGCATGCGTTCGCGCATCAGACAGCGCGACGAGCGCCGCACCCGGTTTCAAGGCCGCGATCACCCGGCGCAGGCTCGCGGCCGCCACGCCCGCCGTCGGCACCATGATGAAGGCGTCGAGCGCCGCGTCCTTCAGCTGCGCGATCGCGTCGGCAAGATTCTCGACGCGCAATTCCTCGCGCCGCGCGACCGGCTCGCGCCAGGCCAGCGCCTCGGCGGCGCGCAACAGGTCGCTGTCGCCTGCGCCAATCCAGCCTTCGCCTGCGCCAATTGGCGCAGGCTCCGGTGGACACGTTGGCGCAGGCTCGTTTGTCGGATCGAGTATATCGACCGAAGAAACAACGGACGCGGGCTCAGGTGACGCTATCGGGCGGGGCTGGGGCGTTGAACCCGAGGCGTCACATCGCAAGGAAGGCGAGCCGGCAGCGCCCACGACTGAAGCGTTGGCCGCCGCCGGCTCTGTCGAGGCAGCCTTGACGCGGTCGCGATCCGCATCGGGTGCGCATCCGCCGCGTTTGCGTTGCTGCGCCGCCGGGGGACATCCGGCGCGCTGCAAAGCAGCGGCCCCCTCCTCTGCCTCGATCGGAATATTCGCGGCACCCGCGCGCCGCAGGAACAATGGGATATCGAGACCATCGTCGGTTGTTGCGAGCTCAGCCACGCGACACGCCTCCCCAGCGAAAGAGACCTTCGTGGTAGGCCAGCAGGATGAGCGCGACGATGAGTGCAAGGCCGAGCGACTCGTGACCATCGTGCGCGACTTCAGCGGCGATGATCGCGCCGGAAGCTTCGATCGCGGTCAGCACCGGCCGGATCAAACGATGCCAGTACCACGGCTTCAGCCGCGGCGATGCAGGCTTGGACATCGCCTGGCTCGGAATGCTCAGGCGCAACTGGTGCGACAGGGCCGCAGCCGATTCCATGTCCATTGTCAGCGTGCATTCACAGGGCAAGCTGAGTTTGCGGTGTAAGGCGATCGACCGCTCCAGGATATCGGCGAGTTCTGCGATGGAGGCGATCGCGGTCACGAGGCGACCTCCGCGAGAAGCTGATGGTCGACCGCACCCGGACACGTCGGAACGGGCGAGCCCGGCCGCGCGATCACGACACCCTTATCGACGTACTCGACCCAATGGGCGCCCTCTTCGTGCCGCGTCCGCTTCACGAGCCCGCAGAGAAAGCAGGCCCGATCAGTGTGCCGCGCGTAGCGATGCGGCTCGCTCCAGGAATGACGCCCGGTCTTATGCATGGCCGGACCGTTCGCTTTCCGGCGCGGGCGATGGCGCGTCCCAGGTCGGCAAACGCCCCGTCATTTGCTTCAGCGCCAAATTCACCACGGCCTGCATCAGCGCCATGAAGGCTTCTTTGGCCTCAGGATCGCTCGCGATCGTGACGAACCGGATCGAACCGAGCAGCAGCGCGCCTTCCATGGTGCCGGGCTCGGCGTAGTAGGCGTTCCACATCTCGCCTTCGTGCCGAAAGGCGATGCGCCCTAGCCCTTTCATTTCGCTCATTGCGGCCTCACCTCCCAAGTCATCGGCTGTCTCCGGGCTTCACCCCGAGCAACCGCGCCGTCGTCTCGTTGACGAAACTCCCCGGCGTGATCTCGACCATGATGACGCCATCGCCGCGGTCGTAAGTGTTCTCGCCCGGCCTGAAGCCGCTGCGCTTGGCATCGGCGATCTGCTTCAGTTGATCGTCCGCTTTCATGCTTCGCCTCGCACGATGAGGAGGATCAGCGACGGCAGGCAGGCCGCGGTGACCGCGAACGCCATCAGCGCGACGCAGAGCGCGGGATCGTCGCGCGTCACGACCGCGAGGATCGCACCACACAAGAGCAGGATCATGCGGCGCTCGATGGCTGCGGTCATCGCGCCCTCCGCGGGATCGAGCGCCGCAGGCTCGGCAGGATCTCGCGGCACAGCCCGAGATAGCTGGCCCGCGCTGCTTCCCAGCCGACCGGACGGATCACAGCGGAAAGCGGCGCGATATCCTGGTACGGCGTCCAGTCCGGATGGGGACGGTTGCCCATCAGATCGCGCCATTCGGTCACGAACAGCCGCAAGTCCCAATGCTTGATTTGGGCCTGCATCTCCGGCGTCGGCGGCCAGGCGAGGCCGGCTGCGACATGGACCGCCACATCGAAGCGATAGGTCAGAAGATCGAACGCTTCGAGGATGGTCGAGCCGAGCACGCCGAAGGCTTCCTGGGCGATCGCCGCGATCGCATTCTTCTTCGGCGTGGTGTCGTCCTTCAGAAACGCTTCGTGCGCGTCGTGCAGCAGGAAATAGCCCGCGAGCTCTTCATCCTTGTCCGACGCAAGGATCGCGGCCGCGCCGAGCGCGCAGTGCTGGGCGACTGAATATTCCGCCTCCGGCGTCGCGCCATTGTAGCGCTTCTCTTTCGCGAGCTGCTCGGCGATCACGGCGAAGTCGATGTCGCCGACCAGCGGGTTGAGCAGATCGACGCCGTGGCCGTTGACGAGGGTGAGGATGGTGCGCGCGCTCATTTATTCCGCCGCCTCGACTTGATCGATCGACAATTCCTGCTGTTTGGTCAGCCGCGCCTCGTTGCCCCAGCCCTTCCAGTCACCGGGCAGTTCACCGCGGGGAAACAGTTCGACCTTGGGCAGGTCCGGGTAATAGGCGCTGATCAGCTCGCGGAAATAGGCGGGCTTCGCCGAGTGCGCGGTGCGCGCTTCGGCATGGACCGAGGCTTTCAGCACCGACGGGTCGGGCGCGACCATCTTGCCGCGTGTCGCGATCAACAGCGGTTCGTGCTGATTCCTGTTCCAGAACCCGGTGCCCTGGTGCTGCTTGTCCCAGCAGAATTCGGAGACATAGGTGAAGCCGTAGGCCTCGATCAGCCGCAGGGTTTTGACGAGCCACGGCACCGTGGTCCAGATGAACAGCACCGCATCGTCAGTCGCGAGCTCACCGACCGGGAGCTTGGCGAGCTCCTCTTCCGTCATCGTCGGATAATGGTTTTCCGTCGAGCGGTCGGAATCGCCGGCATCGAACTTGGTCGGCGGGTCCATGTAGATCACTGGGAACCTGGTCGCGGTCGACAGCTCGGTGTTGCCGGCCGCCTGCTTCTTCAGCTTCTCGACGCGCTCCGCGCGCCGCTGTTCGTTCTTCTCCTTCCGGATCGCCTTCGCCTTGGCGAGGATCTCGGCCTCGCTCATCGCCGCGACGCCCTTTTGCTCCTCGGCCGGCAACGCCTCGGCAATCTCAGCCGCGGTCGAGACCGCGACCTTGCCCGCTTCCACGGCCGCCTTCAGTTCCGGAGCCGCCTTGTCTTCCACGACGGCCGCCCGCTGCACGCTGCGGCGCCCGACGTTGAGCACGTCAGCGGCTTCCGACTGCGACACCAGCGGCTCGGGTTGTGCGACCACTGCGGCGCCTTCGCCCGAGCCGAGCGGCAGCGGTGGCGCGTCCACGGCCGCAGCCTTGCTGAACTGGTTGTCGCCGATGCGCAGCGTCGCGAGCTTCGCTGCGACCATCGCGCGCTGGCTCTCGGTCAGATGCCGGCGTCGCAGGTTCTTCGCGATCACATAGGCCAGCGCCTCGCGATCGGTGCCGGCGAAGACCTCGACCCGCACGCCGAGCCCGCGCTTGATGCAGGCCGTGTAGCGGTTGCGACCGTCGAGGACCATCTCGCGGTGCAGCTTGACGGTCTCGACCTGACCGTTCTGTTCGATGTCGCCGCCGAGCTCAGCGAGCTCCGCCTCGCCCAGCATCGGAAACAGGTTCGCGAGCGGATGGAATTTCAACGGCGCGTGGCCGGGGCTAAGAACGTCACTCATTCAGCGTCTCCCGCCAGGAAGGGACACGCGATCTCGTATTCCTCGTCCGTGATCTTGCGGATCGCGCAGCGCTCGCCGTCGAAGATTTCGTCGCCGAGCTTCGGCACATGACCGAAGCGCAGGATCAGATGATGCTTGAACTCGGACGGGACAACGCCGCGCTTTTCCTTGGTGCCCTTGATCCGCAGCTTGCCGGCATCGCCGCCCGACCCCATTAACAACACGAAGCGCTCCGACTTCGCGATCACGATCACCGTCGGAACGGTGATGGTCAGGCGCGGCTTGACCCTGGAGCGGTCGAAGCCCCCCCCCAACGGCTTTTCCGCGCGGCGCCGGCCGCATGTAGGAAACGAGCGCGGTCGGCGGCATGTTGTCCTTCGTCTCGGTCTCGAGGTCGGCATCAGCGCGCCCTCCCCCACCTCTTCTGAAAGGCGTCCAGCAAAAACCCGCACCAGGTCGCAACCTTCAGCGGCCAGACCAGCAGAACGAACAGTGCAAACACGATGGTGACGGACGGCCGCCGGCCGGCGGCGTACGGGCGCGCGGAGACAATAAAAAAGAGGCCGCCGATCAGGAGATAGACGAGAAGGCTCGTGATCATCGCGCCGCCTCCGGCACCGTCGAAGGCTTTGTCCGCGACACGCCGCGCTCTTTTTCGAGGGCGCGCAGCGCGGGTCCGGGATAGCGCGACTGGTCGATCACGATCAGCCGCTTCAAGGGCACCTCGACGCGCTGGCCGCCGCGCCTATGCACCGCGACCTCTTCGGTCCTAACGACCTGCCGGACCAGGTGTGGGCGCTTCGGCCTGTAAGCCCTGTTGCGGGTCAGCGCGGCAAAGAAGCGTTCGATCACTTTGAGCATGAGAAGAGCGCTCGCTCAGGAGACACCTGAACGCCTGATGGATCGGCGGTTGAAGGGAACGCGGTTACAGGGACTGGCTAACGCAACAGAACGCGGGTGATGCTCAGCTTGGATTTTCCGGCCCGCTTGCCGCGGATCTCATTGATGATGACGAGGATGGCGTCGAAGGACGGCTCGCGCGCCCCTGAAAGCCAGAACTTGGCCGCGCGCTCGGACACCGCGCAGCGATACGCGAGCTCTGCGGCGGTTTTCTTCGGCCACAGGGCACGCGCGACAACAGCGAAGCGGTTTTCAGAATCGAGGGAACAACTAGGAACACCTGTTCCCGCGTTGGCTTTTGACGGCGCGGCAAGCGTTCGCTCTGATTCCCCCGCCATGACGCAACTCCAACTGACGCAACTCCAACTGACGCAACTCCAACGAGTCTACGCGACGAACGCAACTGAAGCGCGCCGCTCGCGCGCCGCTGACGAAATGCCTTGCGCACAACCCGCACTTGCGTGTGTAATCCACCCGTACTCGCGTGAAAGTTTGGGGCTGGGGCATGCGTGGAATTCAGGAGGTGACCCCGATCCTCGATACCTACTGCTCGGGGCTGGGAGCAATCGAGGATCTGGGTACGACGGTGCGCTTCTATCTTTACGTTCTGCAGGTGTCGGACGCAGGCGTGCAGGAGCGCATCCTGGTCGACAAGATCGTGATGCCGAAATCGGCGGTGCCGGATGCCATCCTGCAGGCGATCGCAGCGATCGGCGGCGAGGTCGGCCATGTGCTGACGCTGGCAGGCGAGCTCGTGCATTAGGCCCTCTCGCTCATCGCACCGCCTCGGTCTCGCGGGCATCATGGTCGGGACCGATCGATAGAAAATCGTTGGCTGTGACAGCACCGCCGGTCTCGCGGATGATCGCTTCGGCGACGCGCGGCCGCGGGCAGTATTTGCCCTTGCAGTAATCGGTCACGACGGACGGCTGAACGCCAATGCGCTTGGCGAACTCGAACTTCCGCATCTTCGTCAGCTTCAACCAGTCTTCGAGCTTCATCGCGCCCGAATCATTAGCATGAGCGAAATTTCGGTTCAAACGAATATTCAGACTGACGGGCTTCCGCATGCGGTTCCGCTCCGTAGAATCGCAGCCATGGCGAAGCGTGGACCGCACAAGCCGCGAGCAAAAAAGCCGCCGGCCCAATGGAATAAGAACTTCATCAAGGAGTGGCGGATCTTCCGCGGCCTGACTGTGGAACAACTCGCCGAAGCCGCCGCAATGTCCACAGGCAATCTCTCGGCGCTCGAAAATCAGCGGCAGGGTCACAGCACCCAGGGGCTCGCCAAACTCGCCAAAGCGCTGCGGACCGAGCCCGACAAGCTGCTTCGAATCAACCCGATGGCCGACGACGAGACCGGCGATTTCTGGTCGCTCTGGGAAATCGCCACCCCGCAGGACCGCGAGACGCTGCGAATCATGGCCGGCCGCCTCGTCGGCACCAAAAAGTGAGACAAGGCGCTGTCATCGCGCTTTTGACCGCGTGTGCGCTGGTGACCGGGCGCCCGGCACCGGCCCAGATCCCGCCCTCCCCGCTCTACCGCATGACGGCTCGCCTGCCGGTCTGCCGCAACGCGGCTGACCTTGAACGGTTGCTGACCTATGTCGCCGATCGCGATGTGACGGCCTACAGCAACGCGCTTTTGCCGCTGCTGCTCGCGCACCAGTGCCGGATGCTCGACAAGGGCCAGGACCTCCATGTCGATCGCGAGGGCGCAGGCGGGGTGCGCTGCGTCCGGATTCAAGGCGAAGCCGACTGCTGGTGGAGCACAGGGTCCGCGCTCGAAGCCGCCCCCGTTCACTAACCATCCCCGCCCATCCTGCTGAGACATCGACAGTTTCGGCAAAACCGAAAATATTTTCGGCTTCGCTGGCTTTTCGGTTGTACCGAATATTTGGTTGTGCTAGTGATTGGTTCATCCGAACAAGGAGGCCAGCATGACCTACGATGAAGCCAAGGCCACCCGCGACCAGATCGAGGCCGAGGTCGTCCGGCTCGCCCGCGTGCTCGGCGCCTTCCCGCGGACCGCGCTCGGCCTCACCCCGGATCACATCAAGGCCAGCGTCGAGTACCGAACGGCCAAGGCCGCGTTCGATGCCGCGTTCCACCGCCAGCGCGTGTTCAACTTCGCCTTCGTCAAAACCTTCAAACGCGAGATCGCGGCCGAACGCCGCGCCCGCCGCTTCGCCTGACTGCAATCCCGTCCACCGTCGCCAACGGAGACCACCATGACCGCAACCGTCGCCCAGACCCGCCCCAACAACCCGTTCGAGATCGCCCGCCGCAACCTGATCGACTCCTTGAGCACCATGGCGGTGCCGCTGCCGATCGCGAATTTCCCGTATGCGGAAGATTTCGAGGCGGTCGCCGATCACCTGCGCCAGGCCGCCGCAATTTTCGATGCGTGGCTTCAGGACATCGGCGCCCAGGTCAAGATGAACGCGCCGTGCCGGATCGACGACGGTCAGTTCGACTGCGCGTTTTCCGGCGCGATCGCCGGCAACGCCACGTTCGAGACCCAGCGCTGCGCCGAGATCATCCGCGACGAACAACAAGCGATGGGGTTCCTGCCGTGATCGCCGCGTTCGGACTCGGACTGATCACCGGTGCCGCGCTTGCGACCTCGATGATTGTCGCCGCCTTGCTGCTGGTCCGCGCCTATCGCCGGCAGCATCCGTTCATCCTCGACCTTCCGCATGAGGGCCGGTCATGATCCTCGACATCTCCCACAACGCCACCATGATCCACGGCGCGGTCACGAGCCTCAACCTCGACCTGTTCGCGCGCGGCATGTTCATCGACCGCCTGCAGGTCGCCGCCGACCGCGGCATGCTGATCGCGCCGGACGGCGCGATCGCCCGCCAGCTTGCCGACGACGTCAAGACCTTGCGCTTTCTCGCGCTGCAGCTCGAGCAGCGCAGGGCCGCCTTGATCGACAATGCCACCCCGCGCTTTCAGTCCATTCCTTCGCCAAGGGCGAACGCGCGCTAACCCACGTCACTAGCGGTCACGACCGCCGTCACAACCGGTCGAAACACGAGGGAGACTTTCGCCATGTCACTGTTCCAACCGGCCGAGAGCACGTCGGCCTACCTCAAGATGGGGATCATGGGCAAACAAGGCGCCGGCAAGTCGAAGACTGCCGCCAAGGTGGCTATCGGCCTGATCAAGCATCTGAAGGCGCGCGGCATCGACTATGCGAGCAAACCGGTCGCGTTCTTCGATACCGAGACCGGATCGGACTGGCTGATCCCGGACTTCGACCAAGCGGGCATCCCGCTTGCCGTCGCCAAGGAGCGCTCGTTTGTGAAGCTGCTCGAGGCGGTGCGCTGGTCGGAAGCGAACGCATCCGCACTGATCATCGACTCGATCACCCACCCGTGGCGCGAACTGCTTGAGTCCTACATGAAGAAGAAGCAGCGCTCGTTCCTGCAGATCGACGATTGGGGTTACTTAAAAGGCGACCACGGTTGGGCGCAGTTCACCGACCTCTATATCAATTCGAAGCTGCATATCATCATGTGCGGTCGCGCCGGCGACGACACCGAGCAATACACCGACGAGAACGGCAAGCGCCAGTTCGAAAAAGTCGGAGTCAAGATGAAGACCGAGGGGGAGACCGGGTTCGAGCCGTCGCTGCTGGTCCTGATGGAGCGCGAGATGGATTTGCGCACCAATGGTGTCATCCATCGCGCCTACGTGCTGAAGGATCGCTCCGACCTTTTGGACGGCAAGGAGATCGACGATCCGGACTTTAAGGATTTTCTGCCACACATCGACCGGCTCAATCTCGGGGGCGCGCATATCGGAGTCCAGGTGACGGGCGATAGCCAGCATATTTTGAAGACCGAAAAACGCGACTGGCAGCCGGTGCAGCGCAAGATCGTCATCGACGAAATCCAGACGCTGCTCACCCTCACCTTCCCCTCGCAGTCGGCCGAGGACAAGAAGAACAAGCTGAAGGCGATCCTGCAGCATTTCGATGCCACCTGGACCGAGATCGAGGAGGTGATGCCGCTGCCTGAGTTGCGCGCCGGCTACGACAGCCTGCACGTCGCGCTGACCGGCAAGCCGTCGAAGTACGGCACTGCGCTCGCCAAGGATGCCGCGCCACTCGCGATCGACGATCAGATTCCGGACTTCGATCAGAAGGCCGCAGCCGCGGCGTAACCGAGACTGCGCTTAACGAACCCGTGGCGACGGGTGACGTGGGAGGGGCGACGACATGAGCGGACTGGTCTTCGTGAGTGTCGTCGCCTTCTCCCTCGCAGCCGCGCTCTGGCTCGCCTATCGGCTCGGCGTCGAGACCGGCCGCGCCCGGGCCTTCGGCGCCGCCCTCATCCGCATCACCGAACCGAGCGACCAATGACCTTGCGCATTGCCCTGCCCGCGATCGCCGACATCGAGAGTTTCGTCACCGACGAACTCGACCGGCTCGAAATCGCAGGCGACACCTACGCCGGTCTCGAGGAGCACGACTGCATCAATCCAGGCGGTCATCTGTTTCTCGCCAGCGGGACCGAAGAGCACTGCCTGCACTGCCGGTGGATCACATGGCGCAGGTAGATCCCCCACCATTGTTGGAAGGTTTTGAATACTGGCAGTTCGAGCCGAAGCGAGATTTGCAGGCCTACGAGCTGGCCATCCTCGTGAGGGAAATGCGCGGCGCTGGATTTGCGCATGGCGGCTTGCTCCAGATTCCAATCGATAAATCACGCGCGCCGCACTGGGACGAGATCAAACGCCATTTCATCCGTTGTGAGGAGAACACGATGGCCATCAAGTACTATTGCGACGTTTGCCACCATGAGATGGCACCGGGCGAGACGAAGCGGCTTCGCCTCACGCTCGGGAATGTCTCCGTCGAGATCGTGACGGCCTACAAGGGCGCCTGGAATGGCGGCCACATCTGTCACGGCTGCGTCAGGAGCGCCATCGAATGCGGCGTACCCTATACCGGTGCGGAGCCCGCAGCATGATCGCCGATCGCCCGCAGCGCATCGCCTCACCGACAGGTCCCGGGCTGCTGCTGAAGCACACCCATCGCATGGCCGACCGGCTGCGCCGCCACGACGAGCGCGCGCAGGACCCGCAGTATCTCGCCCTGGTGCGGCAGCTGCCCTGCCTGAAATGCGGCCTCGACCCGTGCGGCACCGCCGCCCATGTGCGGATGAACTCCGGCCTGTTCAACAAGCGCCAGGCGGTCGGCCGCAAGCCGGCGGACAAGTGGACCGTGCCGCTCTGCGCGGCGTGCCACCTCAACGACGCGGACAGCCAGCACCGGATCGGCGAACTCGCGTTCTGGCATGGCGTCGGCATCAACCCGTTGCGGGTGTGCGACGCGCTTTACGCGCAGCGCGGCGACCTCGTCGCGATGCGCGCCGTGATCTTCCAGGCAATCGCAACAAGGGGGCCAGCATGAAGTTCGATCCGGTCAGCAACGCCGACCTCGTGATCTCGGTCGAGGAGGCGCAACGCCGCAAGGCCACCGTGAAGTCCGATCAGGCGTTCGCGGCGCTGATGATGAAGCAGATCCGGCGCGGCAAGGAAAAGCCGCGCATCGGCACCTATGTCGATACCACGCCGATCCGGCCGACGAGCTTCCAGCGCACGGCAGTATTTTCCGGCTGCGGCTCGCCGTCCCAACTGTGCACGGAAAGCGCGATCTCCGAGGGCGGCGGATCGACCTACAAGTGAGAATCGCCAACGCTAGGTTGCGCCAATTGGCGCGGCCTCCTTTTGCAGCGGAGCATGAAGTCCCCGCACACCTGCTGCGGATGCCGGGTGGCGGAGCCCGAGCGAACGGATCGCCGGCATAGCCGCGCACATTTCGCAAGATGAACAGAACGGGGGAAGCAATGGCAAAATATGAATTTACCGGTGAGACCAAAGTCCATTTGGGCGTAACGCTGCGCCGCATCCGCGCGGTTACTGCTATCGCCGCAATCGGCGTCGCCGCCGGCGATCTTGGCGGCTGGATCGAGAAGGAGAGCAATCTTTCGCAGG